TTCTTTAATCATCTTCTTCGTCTTCTTCATATTCTTCCGCTAATTCGATGATATAATCATCGTTTACGTTTTCGCAAAAGAAGTCGAACACAACGCTATTACGGAATGATTGCGGGTTTCCATAACCGTCGAATGTAAACCAGTCATCAGACGGATTAAATTCGCCGTATACTACACCACTTGCCAATTCCATAGGCGTAAAGTTTGACATAACTTCATCAAATTCATACATGCTATAGACTACAGAGTCCATATCATTGCAGTATTCACAATACTCATTATATTCTGTAATGAGTTCATCATCCGATAAATTGTCAATTAAAATATCCTTGGCTTGTTCTATTGTCATCATAATTATACACACCTTTCCTATATACAATGAGTTTCCGTAACCATTCCAGTTCCCTTCTATACAAGATTGTTTAATTCTGCATTATCCAATTCGACAATGGTATCATAAGCCACTGAATGGTCATTTTTAAAGATATTTAAATATTTGCTTGTGGTATTGCTATAGTACGCCTTATCGACGTATAGAGTCCGTTCCTTGATTACGGCTATAACCGTACTGTAACTTTGGAACACAATATAACCGTTCCCGTAAATCTCAAATTGATTTGCTACTTTGTTCCCTTTTCGGGAAACCATGTTTTGTACTTGCATGATTTGCCTACCTTTCTCCGCATTTTTGCGGATTTACCTTTTTTGTTTGGCGGGCTATTGCCGCCTTTGTGTTTATCTTAACAAACTTTTAAACCTTGTCAAGCACTTTTTTAAACTTTTTTAAAAAGTTTTTTCGGCTGTTGTTGCCGCTTGTCTTGACACTTACAATCATATCAGATTGTTTTGATGTTGTCAAGGGATATTTTTAAGATTTTTTTTAAATCTTTTCGGCGGCTGTTGTGCCGTCTTGCAATCCCTTGATGATGTAATCATACTACCGTTTCAATACCTTGTCAATGGTATACTTTTTCTTAATTAGTATACACTATTTACGGCTGCAAACTGATAGGTATCTAATATATATATATAACTCATTGTATATATAGTACAGAAAAGTCAAAAGGACAAAAAATAGAAAACTGTAAACCTCCAGTATAGCATAATTTTATACCACTTGTCAATATAAAATTTTAGCCGCTCCGAATGGTATTGTACCTAAAAAAATAAAAACGCCTTAAAAACGAAAATAGAGCGGTTTTTGGGCATTTTAGAAATAGGCAAGGCGGGGAAAAAGTCTAATCAATATTCCTTCCTTCTTATTCTCTTATATGTAGTAATAGTAGTAATCAATAAATAATAAGTATTAGTAAATAATATGTATCCATAAGTAATCATTTTCCATTTATAATCATTTTCCGTTATTAAGCAGCCATGCCAATACTCTACAAATAACGTTTACTAATCAATAACCATTATCCAGTAAAAACCTTTTTTAATCAATGACTACTCTCTACAGATAAAGAATATCAAAAAATAACATTTTTCCATAAAAAACACTTCTCCAGGGATAACGCCTATCAACAGATAATTCTTACTAATTAATAACAATTACTAATGAAAACAATTCTCAAAACCCAAGGCAGGAATAAACATGATAATGATAATCAAAATCAATATGTTGTATGCAGGTCTGAAAAATCACGGGTTTAGACTTTTACAAAATACTAGATATTGATTCTCATTCTCAAAATCGTTCCTGGGCAAAAAAAAAGAAGGCGAAAGCCTTCTTTTTTATCTTAGTCCCGCTCTATGCCAAGAGCTCGGCATAATCTGAACAACTCGTTGAAAGACAAATGTCTTTCAATGAAATATCGTACTGAGTCCACGGGAACACTTATCATATTCCCGTTCCTGTCTATTATGTAATACCTTTCACCTGCAGAAAAATATCCGCTTGATGACATTCGGCAAATTTCTGTAGGGCTTTTGCCTTCTAGATATATATCTATGTTGCAAGTAAAATAAATACGGTCGTTTTCACCGTTTCCATAAATTTCATGATTAATACTATCAACGATAGTATTATATTCGGATACGATTGTATCCGTGTCAATCAAAGATAAATAAATATTCATTTCCGAGAAGCTGTATTTTTTCATTTTTATGCCTCCGTCTTCACAAATTCCACTACATTCTGCACCATTTTCGTAATATCTCCGTTCACAAAAAGGGAATTTTTATCCCTTTTTGTCGCTCCGAACAACTCAAAGGCGGTTATAGTACCGTTTGTAAAATCTTTGTTCCATGTGTAAATCACGCGGAATTTAATCGGGTTTCTTTTTAGTCCTCTTAGTTCGCCAACAATAGGCATGTTTTGCCTATTAAAATACGGCCTTTCGGGTTTAGCACTCATGCTAAACCCGCCCGAACGTTCGGAACGTGCTGAACGATAACGGCAATCCTGTTTCCAGTTAGTTTTGTTTACATAATTTTCGTTTGCAAATTCAAACATAATTTTCTCCGCTTCTCCGCTTTGCAGCGGTAAAAAAATAATAAACTGGTGTACTTGCCTATATTTATTTGTCAAAGAACGGAACGGGTAAGGCAATCCGCTTGGCGGCTGTTCTCCGTTCGTGCCCACATTATAACACACCGCCCAAATGCAGCACACCGCCCGGGGGTGTACCCCTTCGCCTTTGTCGGTACCTTCTCGCCCGGCTGAAAATAGGGAAGTTAATACACAAATGTAAGACCTATTTTTTAGTAAAAAACATGTAATTTTTAGTAAAAATAATAAAATGAAAAATTTTTTAGTAATTTTAAAAATAAAACTATACCAAAATGGTAGAATTACATATGAATGGATACTCATAGGTTAAGTTAAGAAACAAAACAGGGGTAGGGCTTCTCAAATACGGGTACTAAAATGTAAAAAAAACGTACTCTCAGTAAGGTTTTTAAAAATGAAAAAACAAGCAGGTATAAAGTGTTAGGAAAGTAATTAAAAGAAGAAAAAATGGACTGGGAAGGGGTAAAAATGAAATTTTGAAGGAATTACTTCACACACTTTGTGGGTTTTCTACGAATATAGTAGAAGTATAAAATTACTATTTTGTACTGTTGAACATCTTTGATGTTCTAAGGGAGTGTGATATATGGATAATAGGGAAGTATTACAGAAGATGTTTAATGACGCTAAGGAAGATTTGATGATTTTCCGGCGAGTGTTTTTACCTGTAGAACATGAAGTAAGAACTCCCTCTTTTCACGAAGAGTGGGGGAAGATACTATTACATGGTAAACACCATTATGCCATAGAGGGTTTCCGTAGTTCCGGTAAGACGGGGGTAGTCCTTAGAGCCTTTCCCTTTTACTGTTTGACCTTTCCTAGGAAAGAATGTAGATATGTAGTATTTATTATGGCTAACCAAAGACTGGCTTCTAAGAGATTGAAGGAAATAGAAGAGGAATGGCTGCATAATGAATTGTTATCTATGAACTTGGTTAGGGTGGTAGAACAGTCTGAAAAAGGGTTTGAAGTCATTGTTAAGAATGATGAAGGGGTAGAACAATGGGTACGATTTGAAGCCTATGGTAAAGGTTCTTCTGTCCGTGGCTTGAACGTACATGACCATAGACCGGATATTATATTAATTGATGACCCCCAAGATACGGAAGATAGTAAGTCTGATACGGTGCAGGCGAGTGACTGGGAATGGTTCTTATCTGATATTAAGTTCTTGGGTAAAGATTCTCGTATCTTTATGATTGGAAATAACCTTGGCGAAAAGTGTTTAATAGAACGGGTAATTGAAAATCAGAAGGACTTAGGGTTCTTGGGAGTGCGTATGCCTATCCTTGATATGGAAGGTAATAGCGTATGGCAGGAAATGTTTCCTAAAGAAGAAATTGAAGCAGAAAGAGAAGCCTTTCGTCGTATAGGTAAACTGGATATATGGGAAAGGGAGAAGATGTGTATTGCTATTTCCCCCGAAACCCAGTTGTTCCGTAAAGAATACTTTAAATACTACAAGCCGGAAGAATTAGATATAAAGAATATGAATATCTTTACTACTGTAGACCTTGCCATTTCTGAAAAGGAAACTGCCGATTATACTGTAGTATGTACTATTGGTGTCAATGAAGAAGGTCACTGGTTTATCTTAGATATTAATTATGCCAGACAAGACCCTAGTAAGACGATGGACGCTATTTTCGACGCTGTTATCAGGTATCGTCCTATCTATGTAGGAATGGAAAAGGTAGCTTATCAAGCTGCCCTGCAGCACTTTATTGAAAAAGAAATGCCGAAAAGAAATGTATGGTTTACCGTTAAAGACCTAGAAGCTAAAGAAAAGAAGGAAATGCGTATACAAGCGATACAACCTCGGTTTAAAGCAGGGACCATATGGTTTCCTATGGGAGCGTCTTTCTTAGGAGAACTGGAAGGGGAATTGTTAGCCTTTCCTAAATCTCTACACGACGATTTGATTGACGCTTTAGCTTATCAAGAACAGATTTCTTTCGTACCTGTAGCTGCTTATAATAAGATTTCTGACTACGATATCCCCGTAGCAGGGGCTATATAACTTGACTTTTTATGAAAAGTGTGTTATTCTAATACTGGGAGTTGCGAAACCTTCACAAAATGGCGGTAACAACCCCAACCAACTGAATATAGTTCAATTTGGTAGAACGCTACGTTTGGGGCGTAGAGGTTGTAGGTTCAAATCCTACTATTCAGACCATGGAGAATGTAAGGTAATTCCTTATGTTCTCCCTTTTTAATACAAGAAAAGGAGGCAAATATGCCAAGCGAAGAGTCAACTATTGTAGAAGAAACCATGTCGATAGGCGTGAATGCTAAACCCGGTTTGTTACCATTTATCTCCGGTGGCTTTGGCTTTCTTTTCAATATTAATAGAATTACTTCTATTATTCCTTATAAGGGCATGGTGGCAAAGAGATTGTATGCCAGTCGTCGTAAAAAGGGTATGACCCTCGACTGTACCAGAGGTAGAAAAATAGCCTCTCTCATCGTGTTTGACACTGGAGAAATTGCTCTCTCTTCACTGTCACCTGTAACCTTAGCTAAATCTCAAATGTAAGGGGGTGAATACTTGAGTTTTACTAGAATGGAGGACCCTACTCCTCAAGATTTGAATGATTCTTTAGTAAGCGTTATCAAGGCAGATATTGCAGACGCACAAAGTTATCATGATTCTGTTATTGACCCGGCGGTAAAACGTCGTTATGAAATTTACTATGCAGATAAAGATTACTACACGAAGAAATTTCCTCAGTTGTCCAAGTATTCGTCGATTGTTTCAACGGACGTTACAGACACTATTGAGTGGGCTTTACCTTCTCTTATTAAAGTGTTTACTGGCGGCGATGAAGTAGTTACAGTACAAGGCGTTTCAGAAGAAGATGACAAGAACGCCGAAATCATGCAGAAGTTACTGGTATACCAGTTGCAAAGACAGAACCGGTTCTTCCCCGTTTTGTACAACTGGATGAAAGACGCTCTGATTACTGGCATGGGTATCGTAAAATGCTACTGGGAACGCAAAGAGGACGTACAAGTCCTAGAGCAGACGATGAATTATCGTGCCTTACAGGATTTGCAGCAGCAAAAAGTGCAAATTCTTTCCGTGAGTGACCCTGATGAGTATGGTTTATTCGTAGTACAATATTCTACACCCTACTATGTAAAGAACTCTCCGGTTATTGAAAACGTCCTTTCTTCCGAATTACTTTATAGTTCCGACGCTAAAACGTTGGAAGACGCTAATTTTGTAGCACATAAAAAGAAAGTTACGTTATCTTACCTTAGAGAACGACAGCAGCAAGGGGTTTATGCTAACGTAGATAAAATAACGGTAAAAAACTCCGCCAACGCCAATATTTTTGGCAATGATGACCAAGTTGAGGACGTAATTGGGGATAAATACCAACGATTCACTCCCGAACAAGAAGAAGCAAGGACGGAAGTGTACCTCTATGAATGTTATACAAAACTGGACTGGAACGGTGATGGTATACTAGAGGACCTTATTGTTACCATTGTAGACGATACAGTGCTACGTGTAGAACAAAACTATATGGGTAGACACCCATTCTTTGATATATCTCCTACTCGTGACCCTCATCGCATTTGGACTAAACGTTCTTATGCTGATTTAATTGGTGAGTTGCAGGACTTAAAGGTAGCTTTAACACGGCAGATTGTACATAACATTGCTCTTACGAATGACCCTAAGATGATTTTATCAGAGGACGCTATCAATATTGATGACTTTATCAAGGGGCGTGCCGTTATTCGTAAAAAGGCTAATCATTCTATGAGTGATGTGGCTATGTCTATGCCCGTCAACCAATTATCTCCGTATTCCTATCAAATGTTGGAATACATTGAAACTCAAAAGGAAAATAGAACCGGTATTACCCGTTACAACCAAGGGCTTGATTCAAGGTCATTAAACAAAACGGCAAGCGGTATCCAAGCTATTTTGGGGCAGTCGACACAGCGTCTTGAACTCATTGCTAGAATGTTTGCAGAAACAGGAATATATGAAATGTTGCGGTTCCTGATTGGTTTAAACCAAAAATTCATAGACCAAGACACGGTTATTCGCCTTACGAATACACAGCTTAGTATTAGTCCTGATGACCTTCAAGGGAATTTCGACTTAGTTGTTAATGCCGGTATTAGCATTGCTACCAAAGAAAGCACTCAGATGATGTTACAGCAGATTCTGACCGCTTTAATGCAGACAAATGCTGCCGGTATGCAGGTCGTAACACCGGAAAATATTTATAACCTCTTTAAGAAATGGATTGAAGCCGCAGGCTTTAAGAATTATGCGGATTATATTACAGACCCGTCCATTATTCAACAAAGAGCCATCTTAGAAACACAAATGAAACAACAGGTTTTGGCAACGTTACCGCCGGAAGTTATGCAAACGTACATGTCAACGGGTGTTATTCCTCCGGAATACTTATTGCAGTTGCCGCCTAGTATTCAAGCATTGTTTGGAGGGATAACAGATAGACAAAACGGATTTGCAGTACAAACAACGGCTCCTAACGGCTATGGACAAAGCGGAACAAGTCAAATTGGTTTATCCTCTGATTCAGGAGTGGTTGGAGGATTATCAAGGGGGGATAATAGAGTACCTCAAAACGTGCCAAGAGAACAAGGTAATGGAGTTCCGCAATCAGTTGGTGGCATCGGAGGCTTTTAACGACTGGTTAATGGCTAAAATCCAAGACGGAAAATTGGCAGAATACGAATTAAACGAGGGTGTAAGTCCTCTTGATTAAAGGAGTGAGTTACTAAGTGGAAATAAACTGGAAAGACCCTAACGCCACATGGAGTTACACTTCTCCATATGCTAAGTTAGGGCAAAATTTGAGTATGCTTCAAGCACCGGCTGACGCAGCACCGCCTAAACAGGTGACTACAGGAGAAGAACAGAAGGCAAACCTTGATTCTAATCCTACAGTAGCCAAAGCCCAGCAGCAGAGCAACGAGGAAGCTCAAAAAGAACTTATGCGTGTAGCCGGTATGAGGGCTATGGGGATTGACCCTAATGACCCTTCGGGTCTTAGAGGAAAAACAGGAACTTTCCCTGACCCCTCTCAACTTAATTATGGGTTAGGACAGGGAGTTCTCCCTCGTAATGCAGAAGCTATTGACGATTATTACGATGGCTTACAGCAGGCTAGAGAAAAAGATGACGCTCATGTGTTGTCTGATGGATTTAATCAACGTATTTATAAGATTTTACATGGTGATAACGCTCCTATTCCTGAATTGGCTAGTTACCTTGCACAGACAGCGGCACAAAAACAGCAGACACGTGACCTTGGTGACGGGTCCAAGCTGATGAACCCTTCTGACGAGGGCATGAACCACGAATGGGATACGGAAAAACTGAAAAAGGCTTATGGATTCACTGATGATGAAGCTAATGCTTTTAAAAATCAACGTTTTAACTGGCGTGCTTACAACGCTTTGGTAAATGACGGCATTATTCGTCCTACAGAAGCGGCTCGCCAGTATCAAGCCTACTTAGATAATCAGTAAAAACATTAAAATTCACCAACCCGTAAGGGAGTGAAAGGAGAAAACATGGAAGAAAACAAATTGAACTTTGATTTACAGTTATTCGCAGAAGGGGACGCTCCGGCAGAACCTACTGCTGATAATACAGTCGGCGTGGAACAACTCTTGGAAGACTCCACGGAAGCCGATACTACGCCTGAACAGGCAAATGATAACTATGATTGGAAAATTGACGAAAACGGTAACGTTACTTTTAGTGACAACATGTTTGCAGACCAGAACATGTACTCTCCTGACGGAGAACAAACAGAAAAGGTTGAAGAACAGGAAGAAACTAAAGGCGAACCTCAGGAACCCAATCCTGACTTACCGCCTAAGCCTGAATTTTACGACGTAGTTATCAACGGGGAACCGCAGAAAGTTACATTGGAACAGTTGCGGCAAGGGTATATGTTGCAGTCTGACTACACACGAAAGACTCAACAGTTAGCGGAAGAACGACGTGCTTTTGAAGCTGCTAAAGGACAATTTGCACAGCAAAACCCTCAAATGCAGCAGCAACAGCAGCCCGTTCAAGAAACCAAACCCAACCCTAAGGAATACTATGAACAACTCTCTAATTATGCCATCGGTCGTGTTAAACAAAATCTAGGAGAAGATTTTGATGAGTATAATCCGATACACCAAGCCGCTCTTGCAGACGAAATTGCGACTGTCAAGGCGGAAATGTATCAGAGAAACCAAGCACAACTCGGTATGCAGAGGGTTCAACAGAAGTATTCGCAAGACCCTAACTATAGGGAAATTGACAATTTAGCCACTCAGTTGTTGCAACAGTTGCCTTATAAGCAAGCTGTACAGATTCAAGAGGCGTTGAGAAATAACAACGCAGATATTATTGATGAATATATGGGTGCCGTCCGTGACCAGTATTACCGTAGTCGTGGCTATATCCCTGAAAGCGAAGCTAAGGCACAACAGCAACAGCAGCAAGCAGTTCAATCTACACCGAAGGTAGTCCCACAGAAAGTGGCTCCTCCGCATGTAGAGTCTACGAGTGCGGCAAATGACCGTCCTCAAAGTGAAGTAAAAATTGATTATTCAAAATTAGGTCGTTTGAGTATGGACCAGCAGGCAATGATTGCGTCCAAACTCTTAAACGTTTAGGAGGAATTTAGTTAAATGGCAACGTTAGACAAAGTAGTTCGTTCCGCAGAGGTAGTTGGCTCTGTACAGGATATTACGGATTTCGTCACCGCTCTTAACCCTGACGAAACTTTTTACTTGAACCGTTTCGGTAAAACAAGTGTTACTAACACAAAACACGAATGGCTGAACGATGGCTTGCGTCCGGCAATGGACAACGCTACGCTTGAAGCCGTTGAATTTGATGTACAGAAGGCTCGTCCTCGTACTCGTGGTTTGAACTACGTTCAACAGTTGATGGCAGGCTACTCCGTTTCGGATACGACTCAGGCTATTAAGAAATACGGTGTTCGTGACGAAATGGCGTACCAGATGGTAAAAGCCGGCAAAGAATTTGCTCGTGACTTGGAATATGCCATCGTAAACCAGAAAGAAGCTAAGGCGGAAGATTCCACTCCAGCTCGTTTCGGTGGTATCGGCTACTTCTTGGAAGCTAGTATGCCGGTAGCGGCTATTGACGCAACGGGTAAATGCACCGTTACAGGTCATGGCTTATTCAACGGTGACCCCGTTATCTTTGCGGCGGCTCATACGGGTGGTGCTTTGGATAGCAACTACAAACCGAACACTCCGTACTATGTACATGTAGTTGATAACAACAACTTCACGGTACACTCTACGCCACAGGAAGCACAGGCAGGGGCTACGGCTACGGTTATTAAACCTTCGGCTGCTGTTACAGCCGGTAAGATGGTTTGCAGTAACCAGAACTTGGTAGACGCTAACGCTGTATCCGGTGCTAATGCAGGTAAGCTTACGTTCGACCTCTTGAACGACGCTATGCAGTTGGCATGGAAACGTGGCGGTAAGATTGACTCCATCGTTTGCTCGCCGAAAAACAAACGTGTCATCTCCGGCTTTACGCAGGGCGTACAGAAAACACGTGAACAGTCCAAGAAAGAATTGGTTGAAGTCATTGACGTAAACTGTTTCGATTGCGTCGCTGCCTAGTGATAGGCAGATAAATTAAGTCTGCTCAAACGGGGAAGCCCCACTGGGTAATGCCAAGGGTAATCCCGTCGGGTATGTGGCGTAAGCCAACAGCTCGCTATCGACTAACATTACTTCTATGTTTGGATTTTTCTAAATAACGAAGGAGTTGTATGGTATTTGGTTAAAGCAAAAAATGTTTCTGTAGATTATGAATACCATAATGCAGACAACCTAGATTTCCACAAGCCATCTGATACAGATTTAGCTTGGCTTGCCGGAATTATTGACGGTGAAGGAAGTATTACCTTTCAGGTATCTAAACGTAAAACAGGCAACTTGGTTATCGTTCCTTTTATTAGTATTACAAACACCGACGAAGGAATTATCCAAAGAATAATGAATATTTTGGATAGTATAGGAGTCGGATTCAAAGCAAGTTGGATAATTGATAAAAATCACCCAAAGTATTTAAAAAGATGTAATATTAGGATTGACCGATACGCCAGAGTGAAAGGCTTTATTCCTATGATTTATCCTTATCTCAGTTCGGTAAAAAAACATAATGCCGAAGTGGTTCTTGATTTTATCAAAAATCGTGAAGAGAACTTGTTTACTAGAGATAAGAAAGGAAGGATTGTACGGAATAAATACCCTAAAGCCTTGGTTGAAGAAATTTCATCTGTCAGGAAACACGTAAAGGCGATGCCTCTCGAAGAGATGTTGAAGGCTCCTAACGTGTGCTAGGTTAAGGGATAGTCAGTTCCCGTAGTAATACGGGTTTTTGACCGAAGGTTACGGCTCGAAACAGACTTCGGTCGTGTTGATGTAACACCTCACCGCATGTATGCCGATGATGTTGTAGACCTGATGGAATACCAGTATTGGAAGTTGGGTTACCTCATTCCGATTCACACGGAAAACCCTCCTCGTACCGGTACTTTCAATCAGAAAGTTATCACGGGTTCTGCTACGGTAGAATGTACGGCTCCGATTGCTTCTGCACGTATCAAAGGTATCAAGAAATAATAAAGAGAAGAGGGGCTTAACGCCCCTCTCTTTTTTTTTACTTAAAGGTGGTGAATAGCTTGAATAAAGCCGATGTTGAAATTAATAAAAAGACGGGTGAGTTTAAAGTTACTCACAGTTGGGACGAAGCACAAGTCATCAAAGAGTGTATGGAAATGCGTAACGATGGTACAACGGGCATGATTCACGGCGGCAAGGCTCGTAGACTGGCTCGCATTCCTAGAATGTACTTCTATACCGACCCTTATTTGAAGAACTACATGGCAGCTAGGGGTAAAGATGAAAATGAAGCTAAAAAATCTTTAGACGCTTTCTTGTGGCGGCACCCTGAGTTTAGGACTTCTAATCCCGGCGGAAAGGCGGCTATGCAGTGATAAGAGTACAAGAAGTAGCTACAGCCATTCTATTTAACTTGGGGGAGATGTATTCTCGTAAACACTCAGACCCAGAGTTGATAGAAAGTATTAATACCATTCTCCGCTACCTCAACGTAGCCTTAGTAAACCGTGACTCTAATTGGATTGTGAAAGAGAAGGAAGTTACTCCTAAGAACGGTAAGGCAATCTTACCTAGCGACTTTATCCGCACTAAGGACTATCTTGTAAAAGATGGAACGGAACAAAAGACATACGATGGTAAGTATCGTATTGTAAGAAATACGTTATACATTGACGAGCCGGGGATTATTGAATACTATTACACTATCGCCCCTGTAGCCACAATGGAAGATGAAATAGATTTACCAAGCATTTTTGCACAATTATTGATTCGTTTCGGTACGGGACTCATTAAGGGTGACTTGGGGAAAAACCAGTTAGACAGTATGCTTTCTCATGAACTCGATAATCTTTCTCAAAGTGATAATTACCCCGTTATCGAGCGACCTATGGAATTTTATGTGTAGGTGGTGCTTATGACTGTAAAAGAATTGTTAGTAAGAGTTAGACAGCGGCTGGGAGATATGCAGAAATTAACATTCTCCGATGAAGAGTTGCTGTTTAATTTAAATAATGCAATGGACGAATTGTGCATTAGTATGTCCACCTCGTATGACCCTGAAATAATCAAAACGATTACTCTTACTACTAACGGGTTTACTATGCCGGAAGATTTCATAGCATGGCAAGGGCAGTACGCCTTAAACTATCTTGAAAATGAAGATGGAAGCGTTCATGTATATCCGTTAGATAGCGAGTGGGACGGGAATAACGACGTGCTTAGATACTTTGCCACTAAACCTCACTTTACTAGTATGAACGACAAGATACCGTTTAGAACTCAGGTCCATTGCAATAGATTGATTATGGAAACAATTTCATTAATTAAGGGAAAGGGCGGTGGAAACACTGACAGCCAAGGAACTGCTCAAACAGACGGCGGTGAAGGAGCGTCTTAGTGATAGTCTTGATAGTGGGTATACCACAGAAGAGATGATAGCTTATTTAAACGACGCTTTGGATTTTGTGTGGCACGTTCTCTTACGTAACGGCTATTATGAGTGTGTTGGTGACTTGACACTCACGCAAGAAGAAACTCCACTGCCTGATGATTATTATAAATCTACAAACCAAGCCCCCGTGTACGTAAAGGGGAATAAGCTTGTTTGTTATGGTACATTGCCTTACACTTACCGTTACTACAAGGAAATGCGTTTTGTGAAAACGGAAAACGATGAGTTACCCCTCACGAACGATGGACTGTTAGATATTGTGACTCAGATACTCATTATCATGGCAATGTCTAATCATGGTTTTGATATGCAGATGGAGTCCGACTTTGTACAAGCCATTACTAACTTATTGTAGGTGACACTATGGCAAACGAAACGATTGACAAAAAGATAGAAAAGGCTAAAGATTTACCTTCTACGGTGCAGGGCAACGGGCAAAACTTCATCTACTTGTTAAAGAAATATTTAGAACAATTAACCAAGGAAGTTAATGATAAGTTTGTAGAGGTGTCTAAGTTTTACAATGCTATTATAGACGCTCCTACTGAAATAAAGGAACAACTTAGAGATTTAAGAGTTAAGGAGCGACGGGTAGGCACTAAAATTTCATTAGAACTTACTTGGAACTCGAATAAAGTGAAGAACTATTCAGGGGCTAACATTTATGTATACGAAACGAAAATGCGTCCGGGAATTGATTGGAGTACCGTTGAACTTTCAAGAACTATTTCTACACCGCTTCTTTCTAGTTATGTGTTAGAGAATGTAGCCGCCGGATTTGCCTATCGTATTGTAGTACAAGGTAAAAACTCCTTTGGTTCTGTATCTGAAAAAGACAAGGCTCCCACCTTAACCTATGAAGTTTCTAACGTAGATAACGTACCTCTTTCTCCCGTTGACTTTACTTGTTACATAAACAAGGACGGAGTATTATGGAAATGGCAGCAGCCCGTAGGTGCAGATACCTATATTTCAGAATTACGTACCGACCAGAACCCTTCAAGTACGGTAGGGCTTTTGGAACTCACTCAGTTAGAGCAATCTACAGTATCTCCGCCTACTAGAGAAGGCGTAGCTTATCTTTATAACAAAGGGTATGGTAGTAGGTATTCAGAACCCGTTAGTGTATCGTGGTCTAAACCCGTACCGTTAAAACCGCAGAACTTTAGGGTTACTTCTATTTTCCAAGGGTTAAGGGTAGAGTACGCTAGGATACCACAGGACTGTCAAGGCATTTGTATTTCTATTAATGGAGAACTTCATAGAACGGGAGATGAAGCGTACACTTATAATTGCTCTACCGGTACGTATAAAGTTAAGGTAGCTTACTATGATTCTTTTGGCGAAGGAACGTGGACAGATGAAGTTACAATCAGTACGGCTGAAAAAATTCCTCCAAACGCTGTACACATTACGAGTCAAACTGTTTTTGACAATGGTGTTATTGTTTCTAATTATATTGGGAACGAGGCTGTAGTAGGAACAAAAATAGCCGGAGGTGCTATTACTACAGATAAATTATCTGCTAACGCTGTTACAGCTAACAATATAGCTTCTAATGCTATTAGAACGGAACATATGCAAGCAGGAAGTATCAATGGAGATAGAATAAAGACAGGTACGCTGAACGCAGATACGATTAAAGCCGGTACTATAACCTCACAGCAAATAGCTACGGGTGCTATTATCGGCTCAAGTATTGCCGCCGGCACTATTACTTCTGACAATATTAAAACGGGTAGTATAACAGGTGATAGAATTGCCGCCTATAGCATTAAAGCAAACAATTTACAAGTTGACGCTCTTTCCTCTATTACTGCTAAGATAGGAACGTTAAGAACGGCAGATACAGGGGCAAGAACAGAAATACATGATAACCTCATTGAAGTGTACGATAAAAATAATGTACTGCGTGTAAGAATGGGGGTATGGGAGTGATAAATTTCTTGAAAAAGCTATGGAAGAAAATCAAGAAAATTTTTAAACGAGGTGATGACGTGCCGCAAGGATTACAAGTCTTTGACGAAAAGGGGAAAGTTGTAGTGGATATAACTGACCGAATTACAAAAATGACGGGAATGAAAGTGTTCTCTACTGTAGAGGATTTTGAAACGACTATTCCTATCACGGGGAATGAAGTTTGTTGGGTTTCCGCTTGTCAGAATGGGTCTGATACTTCTAAATTGACTAATAATTGGATAAGAACACCATTTGAACTTAATTTGATAGGAAACACATTGAAGGTTACAGCTAACCCTCAACTACACGGTAAACCTTGTGCATACATTGTCTTTTGGGGGGTATGCTAATGAGATATTTGGAAGTAAAAAACGACGAAAACATTACTTCAATTAACGATACGGACACATGCTTGTACTTGAAACACAAAGTTAAAGTAACAAACATGTTTGGTTTAAAAGAGGGAGAATACGAGAAATACATAGCTACCATAAACTCAGGCAAGGCGTGTGCTTTGGACAATGGGCCGCAGAACACTCGTAATGACCCTTATGGGTATTACGTAAATATTACTATACCCGTTCTTGATAGAGAAGAAGGAGAAGCGTACTTGTATGCAATATCCTCTAAAGAAAAAACTTTTTCTCTTAAAATACTTGAAGGCACTAATAAGAATAACTTTGTGGTTATATTTAGGATATATTATGAACATGGTACAGATGTACAAAAACTGTTAGAGCAACTTACATTTTATGTCTACTCTAGCAAAGTTCCCAAGACTGGCAATTTAGGTATGCAGGTTTTTGACTCTAACAAGAATATTGTTTTTAATAGTAATAAGTATTATCTGCGTATTATTGATACAGTAAACAGAATGTACCATGCCGGAGTTGAATATAAAAAGGAAGAATTTGCAGTTCCTAAACGACAATACAATACAGAACTAATTGGTTGTACGCTTATACGTTCAACGCCTATACATGGGAATATAACCATTTTCCAAGCTATCAGATTAGACGAAAAATCTATTGAAGTTACCGTAGAGAAGTATGAAAGGGGTATGGGTACGTTTAATGTAAACAACTATCTCAACCTTTTTGTTTGTGATTTAAGTAATACACAAGATTTTCCCGTAGATGTGAATGGACACATTTAAGGAGGTTATATGGCAAAACCAAAATTAAATACTGCCGTCAAAGACCTTACTATTAATCAAGGTGACGATTTTCGTTTTCAATTAAAGATAAAAAATCACGATAACTCGCCTGTAAACATTACCGGTTACCAATACCAGTGTAAGGTAAGGAGAACGGCAGAAGATGACGAGGTTATTATTGCCGCAGAAGTAGAGATTATAGACGCTACTGGCGGCGTTGTAGAATTTCATTTTAAAGACGAGGACACTTCTCAAATAGATACTGACGGAGATACGTATGCTACGACGAATACTTATACGTATGACGTATTGCAAAAGACTCCGGAAGGAGAAGCTACTCGTTTATTAAATGGGGCTTTGTATGTAAGCCCCGGTATTTCTTGGCATTAGGAGGTAACTATGGACACAATCGAAGTTATTTTGAAAGACCCTATCAAACTCGAATTGGGATTAGGGTTAAAAGGAAGTCAGGGTGTTAAGGGAGATAAAGGTGACGCAGGTCCTCAGGGTCCGCAAGGCGTTCAAGGACCGCAAGGGGTTCAGGGGTTATCTGCTTATCAAGTAGCTGTCAACAATGGTTATACTGGTAGCGAAAGTGAATGGGTAGAAAGTTTAAAAAGTGGTGGCAAAGTTCCCAACGCTTACTCCTCTTTATTTATGAAAGGCATTATCCCAACTTCTGAAAAGATAGATGATGTATTGAGTTCTATCATTAGTGATATTTATGGTGATAGACACGCAGAACATTATACTCAGTTATCTTTGGTAAGAGAACCTTCGGTAGGTGATACGACTATCGCCCTTGCCGGTAATCCTCATTATAGAGTAAAAAGTAATGAAGGATATGGTTTCCAAGATATTGATGAAGAAGGGAATCTCGCCTTTGCTATCAATCCGCCTTATAACAAGCGTGGCTTAGAATTTACTTATTGTTATCCTGACGGTACTGAAATCGGAGTTGAAGTTACAATAGAAGCTAAGCTGTACGGTGAGTTAGTAGCCGAAAATAGCGACTTTGCTTTGTATAAAAACGATGGTAATTATATCGCTGTTAAAAAGGATGCCTCTGCAAGGTTAGAAAACTTGGCAGGATTAAATGGAATAACGGGTGCTACGTTAACGGTAAAAGATGGCACCTCTTTGGGCGTTGGTAAAACAGCTTTTGATGAAAATGCAATAAAAACATTAGGACAACATTTTACTTCCGTGGATTTGTCTGCTATCCCTATATCCAATAGTGGTGTAATTAGTGCAGTAAGCGGATTTAACGAATTTAACTTGAAATATACAACTAGAAGTTTAAATGGTACTGTAAAAGAAATAGTTATTAAACCCAATACGGGATATGCTTTCAATTATAATACCGGTATACTAGCACCAATGGTAGACTTGGTTAAAACAGGCGATAATGAGTTTACGTTGACAATTAACACTAGAAATAGAGTTGACTTCCCAGACCTTGACAAATACACCATTTTAAATGGGGTAACGGGTGCTACACTTATTATTGATGGTAGCGGTAGATTTACTAATATTGAAGAAAATATAACAAACAGTATCTTTAACCACTTTAGTAACTTGACAATTAATGACCCACGTGCTGACCTTACGGTTAAAGTTAAGCAAGGTGAAACTAGGGTTATAAATGTAAAAGGTAAGAAGTCTGACGGCTATTATGCTACAAGCCGCTTGTATGACAATAGAAGTGAAGGAGGTTTCGGCTCTTTTGATTATGGTGATGGCGGCTTCTATTTTGAAAGATTATAATGGCTAAACAAGTTGGCAAGGCAAAAAGAATAAGCGAGTTTGCTGTCAAGAGTTTGGTCGGAGGAATGAATATTGCTACAGACCCTATGGACCTCAAAGAAACCGAAGCTAGGGCTATAGAGAACATGGAGTTTGACGCAGAAGGTAGTGAGTTAAAAACTAGAAGAGGGGTCGGGAAACCCCTCTTCACCTTCCCCTCTGATATTTCTTATATTTGGTATGACTATGAGTTAAACTTATATTTAGTATTCCTAAAAGATAAATCAGTCTACAGATACGAGCCAAACAAACAGCCTATCTTGCTTGGCAAGCTGAACGGCGACACAACTTCACAGCCTTGCGTGTGTCGATTTGGAACAAAAATCCTAATAGCTTCAAACAAAACCCTACAAATCTACGAATATAGTGGGAGTACTTTACAGACCAGTGAAAAATATCCAGTTTGCGATTATGTTACAGAACGTTTCTCAAGAGTCCTCGTTTCTCAAAGTTCGACGAATAATATTAAGTATTCCGCTATCGGGGACCCCACTAATTGGGAACAAGATAGTAATGACGCTTCATCTGCCAAGGACTTGGACGTAGGTGATATTTCCGGAATTAAGGGTATCTATCCTCTTTCTACAGACCTTGTCGTATTCAAAGATAATGGCAATGTATATCGTGTAGCTAACGAGCCGGAAGATTGGAACGTTACCTTAGTAGGTCAAAACTCTGACTTTATTAATAATGACGCTATGACAAACTTGGGTAAAGATGTATGTTACTTATCAAGAACGGGGTTACGGTTGGTATCGGCTACGGAGATATATGGCAACTATACCAATGCGGAAATAGGCGAGAAATGTAATCCGGCTATCGCTAAAATGAACTATGCCCCTTGGGTGACTAAGTTAGATAGAACGGACCAGTTACTCATCAATCCTAATTCAGGTAGTGTTGTGTGGGTATATCACTACAGACTGGGAGCATTCACTAAGTGGATTTTCCCATCTAATGTAAACTCCGTAGCAGAAGGCAAGGAAATGGTACTCCTTGGTATGGATAACAAACTGTATTCATTGTCTACGGAAAATGATAATGATGAAGGTAAGGTTATCCATCAAAAGATTGTATCGAAAGAGAAGAAAGATATATTCATTCTCACCTTGTATCGCTCCGTATTGGAACTTACGGCAGATAAAGCCGGCAGTGCTAAACTTACTTGTAACGGAGTGTCTTGGAATTGGGATTGGACAGCAGAAAAGCAAAAAGAAGAATTTAAAACACAGATACGAGATGATACGATTGTATTAACTTTTGAAACTGACAGTGTTATTACATGGCGATACTGGGACGCTATTCTTGTTCAGTCTTACGTAGCTATGACCTCAGTTCCTTCTAGCGGTGGAGGAGGAAAAGGTTGGGGAAGTGGCAAGAAAAAGAAATGGGGACAAGGTAATTTTGCCGGACCATCGTCATCAGGAGGAGGTAGCCCTTACGGTTAATAACGAAACGATTGTAAGTAAGATTATAGAATATGAAAGAAAGTTGGGAACGCCATTTTTTGAAGATTGGGATATCCACAGATACCCATTGTATATCATCATGGAAGATGGCTCTATTTCCACTTACGGCGTAGAAGGCAATTATATTATGATTGGTCCTACGTCAGGTAACTTTAAACCTTTTGAGAAAATCTATAAGCACATAGCACGAATAACAGGGGCGAAAGGATTAAGAACTTACACTTCAAGAAATCCAAAAGCATATGCCCGTATGAGTGGGGCTAAACTCATTCATACAATTCCGTATGCTGACGGTAGTGTGAAGTACGAATTTGAATGGGAGGTAGACAATGGGCGGTCATAGTACAACCACAATGCAACAAAGACCTCTAAGCGATGAAGAAAAAGCCTTATATGCTAGACAATTAGCGTACATGCAAGAGGTTTCTCCTTATATCACCCAGTTATTAAACAAGGGTGGAGAACAGTTGAACATGGTTTATAACCCCGACTGGAAAGGGTTAATAGATACATATTCTACTAACATTAACGATATTATGAAACGTCAAGAAGGATTGCTGAATGGAGAAGTTCCACAGCAGTTCCAAGACGCTAAAAAAACCTACTACGACAACTTGTATAAGAATACAATGGGTAAGGGTATGCAGGCTATGGCGAACAGTGGGGTTATTAATTCTTCACGGTTTAACACTGCCGCTAAGGATTGGCAGAACACGATGGCTAATCAGATGTCTAAAGACTATACCAATGATATTAATACAGTTGGCAACCTCTTAAATCAAAGAGAATCTTGGTTGCAGAATGGCTTACAGGCAAATGCACAAGCCGGTGACGCTAGCGTTTCTAATGCCATGAAATACTTTGGCGGTGCTAGTGGTTTGCAAAGCGGTAACACGCAAGCCCTTCAAAATATTTCTCAAAACGAAAACGGACGTACTTATACGGTCACTAAGCAGAAGCAAGGCTTGGGAAGTGTTCTTAGCGGTATAGCTTCTGTAGGCAGTTTATTTGTGTAGGGGGTATCTATGTATAACATAAACGTAAAAGATGATAACGACTGGGGATATGCATTAGGTCAAATCCTTGGTAGAATCGGTGCTAAGATGTACGACAGCAACATGAACAGACAGGCGTACAAAAATGACCAACAGGTATTAGCAGACGCAGGTACCGATGACCTTCGAAGCCAATACAAAACAGCTGATAACCAGTTGAGCAACTATGTAAAGGCGAACGACAAAATTACAAACGACTTCAAGGAGCAAGCGGATAAATATAACGCAGCCACGTCTGACAATGACAAGGCAGCTATTGCGGCTAAGTTAAATCAGATGGGAGCAGCTATTGATACAGCTTTTGACCCTAATAATAACCAAGCGTGGACTCAGGCTCTTTCTTTGGCACAGCAGAATAAGGGGGATAATCAGACAGACTTAGAGCCTTATACCAAAAATCTCTCCGACCTTCGTGATAAAATGAACCTTTCGGAAGATTACGCCAATGCCATGAAGGGTACTAAGGTTTCTGACGGCACGTTCCAACGCTACAAAGATTATATGAATAAGCCGACTGTCGCTCCTCAACCTACGCAGAATTTAGCACAACCACAGTACGACTTTTCTCAGTTACAGTTAGGGCAGAACAACCAGTTACCTAGATATGTAAACTTGTTCGGACAGTAAGGGGTGATGAATATTGGCAAATCCGGCATTAGTCAAAGCGTTTCTGAACGCTATTGGTGATAAAGAGTCCGGTGGTGACTATAACGCTTATAACGGTGATGGCAATGCTCGTGGTAAGTATCAGTTCCAACCGGCAACTTACGAATCCGCAGCACAAGCCGCAGGATTAGATGGTTCTGACTGGTCCCCTGAAAACCAAGAAAACGTAGCCTTTCATTACGCCAATGATGTATTAGACCAGAACAACGGCGATGTAAGGCGAGCCGCTTCTGTATGGTATAGTGGCGACCCAAACTTAGCGGACGACACCTCTTCCCAAGGCGAATATCCTACCATTAAGGCATACGCAGATGATATAGCTAAACGTATTGCCGATGGTGGAACCGGCTTTGATTTTACAGCTAAGGACGCAAAAGGGAATCCATTCTTTAGTATGCGTGCTAACGTAAGAACGTCTGATACCAAAGAGCCATTAGACCAAGCGTCTATTGCTAGTATTTTAGGTAAATCAGGACCTTCTAAGGCTGATGACCAGTATCAACGTTTTCTCTATAGTCCTCACTATGACCAAGAAGCCTTGCGTTACGGTAGTGATGTAGGAAAGAGAATGAAACCGTTCCTTGATAGCTTACAGGCTACTTACAACGCTAAAAAGGACTCTGATATTGACGCAGCTAACGCAGCCATTAAAAAGCAACAAATCATGGGTATGTTAGGGTTAATCCGCAACTCAAACAATGTGGATAACAGACGTGCCTATGCAGACCTTGCTAAGAACTTGTTGGGGGCTTCTCTTAATGACGGAGCAGACCAATTTGTAACCGGTGGACAACTCTTAGATAGTCAAATCAAAATGAACAACGATGAACGTAACTTCAACGAAAAGAAACGTGAATTTGACTCTACGATGGCAATGAAACAAAAAGAATTAGAGTTGGCACAACAAAAAGCTGCTAACGCTGCTAGTGGTGGCGGAGGAGGAAGTTCCCGTGGCGGTGGCGGTTCGGGCATTGGAAACTCCGAATTAGAACTTATGAAGATGAGTGATAATTATGCAGCAAATCACCCCGGTGAATACAATCCGTATGAAAGAGCCGCAAATGCCGTTATGGATAAAATCAACTATACCACAGGTGCTACAGCCCAAGCAGACCCGTCCACTTATGAAGGTGGTATGTCACTGGCAACGCAAATACTTGAAGCCAATGCTGCCTTAGCAGGCAAGCCGGGGTGGCGTAGTGCTGATGAAATAATGCCTATGGTAGATGGTGTGTTGGCACAAAGTGGCAACTCCATAACCGACCATCAAAGACAAACAATGCTTGGTACATATTTCTAAACACAGAAAGGACAGGGGTAATATTTGAGTATTTATGATTTAATGGATAGAATGGGTGGGGGTAGAGATATTATTGCCCCTAACCCTTCTGATGATGAACAGCAGGGGTTTTTAAGTTCGTTCGGTAATAGCTTAGCCGGAGGTTTTGGTTCTGCATTAAGTGGTGTTGGTAGATGGCTGGAACAAGCTGGCATTGAAGATGAAGAGAAGTATAGAGGACTTTTTGAAGAAGCTGGACTCCCAACGTACCAAAAGACTTATAGTCCCGAACGGGCTATTGGTGAAGTAACACATGATAGTGGACAATACTTAGCAGACAACTTTAAAGTAAATAATAAGGTTTCCATGCAAGACGTTGGGGTATTGAATTACCTCGCCTCTCCCGGCGGTGCCGTTTCGGACGTTGGTGGTTTGGTTGGTTCGGCAGCCGCTTTGATGGGTGCAGCAGTTGTAACAAAAAACCCACTTGTACTTGCAGGTATTGGTGCGGCATGGGACTCTGCTAGTGAAGCAGGGAACACCTATGATGAAGCTATTGCTAGAGGTTTATCATCAGAAGAAGCAAGCAGGGCTATGCACCAAGACTTTAATGATAACGTAGGGTTATCTATAGCACAAAACGCATTAACCGTAGGCATGGCAGGCAGAGCCATTAAAGGCGTTAGCGGAGTTTTCGGTAAAGTTGGTACGGAAGCGGCAGAAGATGTCGCAGAAAGTACAGGTAAAGGTTTATTAGGCTCGCTTGCAGAAGCTGGCGGTAAGGTAGCTTCATTTGGTGAAGGTAATTTTACCGGTAGATTAGCTAAAGGCTTAGGCGGTTCTACGGCAGAAGCCTACACAGAAGGGTTACAGCAAGAGTTTCAAGACTCCGCTATCGAAGATAGAGATATTAACTTTGCTCCTACTGCATTTTCTAAGGAGGGTATTGACCAAGGTATTGGTGCCTTTGTGGGTACATTGCCGATGGCTCTTCTCGGTTCTATTGGCGGACGTAGAGGTCATAAGGGTACCACAAACGTGGAAGAAGCAATTAATAATGCCCCTGAAACGGTGGAAGCAATGCCTGAAAGCACCGTTGAAGCAACTCCTAACACCGCAGAAAATATTCCCAACGTAAAACCTGAACCCAACCTTATAGAAGATGAAGTTAATCTCGATGATGGCGTGACGATTAATACCCCTCTTGACAATCTTGATGGTACGGAAGCTGTTACCCCACAAGAAAACCCTCAAGAAACTAGTTATATCCATAATACAGCCCCTCTTGATGGGGACGCTATGTCAAATGTAGATTTCCGTGTTGATAACCCGTCTGAAATGGACGTGGCTGAACGTAAACACTATTCTGATGTTGACAATTTTCCTCAACGTCAAGGGTGGACTAATGAAATTCTGTCTAACGCTAAAGATGTTCTTGGCTATGACCCAATGGAACTTGAAAGCAAAATGACAAAAGGTCAAACAAAGGACTTAGCTAGGGCTATTGTTCAGAATGATGATATTCCCATTAACAATGAACGGGTAGCTTACGATGTAGCTAAAACAATCGCTAATCGTGTAGACGATAATATTAAAAGAAAACAAGCTACTGATATTTACAACAAAGCACAGGAAATAGGGTATGAATTATCAGATGGAGATACAAAACACCTCACTGACGCTTTCCCTGATAGAAATCATGTTAGAGATATTGGCAAGAGTGTAAACGAGTTTGCTAAGGGTGTAGAAAAGGAAAATAAACAAAAAATCTCAGACCAACTTGATAGTGTGGCAAAAGATATAGAAGATAAAGGTGTGGATAGCCAGTTCTATAAAGCTACAAGCGATAACGAAGAGGTTGTCAATGCCCTCAAAGAAAAAGGTATTGATATTTCCAATCCCAAGGTTTTCTCAGTTATTAACAAGGCTAGTGAATTGGTACAGCGGAAGGTACGCAAGAATAATATAGATTTTGTGAAAACAGCTAAAGAAAGTATTAAGAAAGATAAAGAGAATAGTCCTTACTATATGACTGGCGAAACACTTGACACTATGAATGATAAGGAGATAGCTAAAAGAATAGAAAAAACATTAGACCCTACTTCTATCAAGAAGATTTACAATTACTCCCGTTTTCACGATAATTCAAGCAAATCTCCGATGGGAAGAGATTTAAAAACAGTAAGAGAGTTTAATAGAAGGAATGATAACATGGGGGTTCATATTGACGAAAAACTGGTAAACTCTACGATTGACCCCAAAGAGCGTGCAGCAATTATTAAGACCGCCGTTGACGAAAGAAATACACGTAACAACGTCGCTAAAAACGATAGTAATAAGTATGGGATAGCGGAAAGAAGAAGAGTTATAAAAGAAAATTACGCCCAAGATAAAATATTTGCAGAAGGTATTGCTAAATATATAAATGACAAAAAACTTTCTGCTAAGGTAAAAGCTAATGTTAGAGAAATGCTTAAAGGATTGGAAGATTACAAGCCTTCAAACCTTGATAAGATTGTGGAACAGTTCCCCGAAGGCATAAGGGATAAGGTTAAAAGGGGTATTGTGAAATACGCTAATAAGCGACTAGACACCTTTGCAGACGCAAAAACCCACGTGGAAGATATAGAACGTTCTATCAACACTCCAGAAGAACCCGTTAAGAAAGCAGCTAAGACACCTAAACGCAAGGCAGAACCAGTAATAAAAGAAAAGGTAGAAAAAGACAATCTTAGTAAAAACGATAGGCTCTACAAGGGCGATGAAAAGTTCTTATCTTACGAACATGATACGGAAGATGGCAAACCTAGAATTACAATAGGTGAGGGTGGAGGATTACAATCAAACAGAATTAAAGTAAAGATAGGTAAACTAGAAGGAATTAATAAAGAGTCTAGTCAGAGCGAAATAGCAGACAGGGTAGATGATTATTTATTTGATAACGGGTTAGATAAGTATACTGTAGACGATATGAGAACAAACCCCGTAAAAGTCAACGACGATGGCACTGTTTCCGCTAATTTGAGGTTGGCGTTTTATGAAGATGACCCTAATAAAGATAACTTTATATTAGGGAAAGACTCGGAGAAGAAAGATGAAGGAGAACAAGAAATTAAAACCCTTCATCTTTCTAAAGAATTATTGCCGTACCTTGATAAATCCGTTATCAACTATATTAAGAAGAACAATATCCAAGTAAAAACAGAAGGAGGAAAGGTTGTAAATGGGGAACTGGAAAAGAACGGAAAGGGAAAGGGAATCAGTGATAGTGCTAGAGCGAGTGTCGAAGCTAAACCAAAGGAAGAAACTAAAGCTGAAACACGAACTGCACAAAAGAAGTCTGATAACGTGGCGAGCAATGGTACAAAAGAATCTAGTGCCGTAGAAAAGGAGAAACCGAATGATAAACAAAAACAGACCGTGGATATGGGAAACACCAACACCAAAGTCAGTGGAGAATCTAAAGCCAAAGCCGATGACGGAGGAAGAGGAAAACGAGTTTCAAAAGACGATGGAGCAATTCGTCAAAGAAACTCCGCAGACGTAGTTCCTACTGTAGGTAAAAAGAAATTAAAGGGTTATGAATCCTTATATTCTATTCCTATAACCGGCAATAAGGCATTTGCTTCTAAGGAAACGTATGTAAAACAATTCTCCGGATTTACAGATAAAGCTGCTAAAAAGGTTGGCGATTTCTTTAACGGATTAGGAACGGCTATCAAGCAGGGAGAACAAAAAGAAGAAGGTAAGGTCGCTAGTGTCAACGCTAGAACCGGTGCGATTACCCTCTTTGAAAATCCTGATAACATTAACTATGCCGTAAACCATGAAATGGTACACCAAGCGTTAGGGATTGTCAACGGTAACTTCAAGAGTTTGTTATCCGATGGGGAATTAAAATCCACTTTCACCACACCGCAGAAGAGAAAATTCTTGGATATTCTAACAAAGAATAATGAAGTAGCTATCACCAAAGAGTTCTTGAATAATATGCCCGAAGAAGAAAAGAGTATCGTGAATGACGCCATGAAAGAATTAGTGGAAGTGAAGGAAGATAAATCCTCGTTAGGTGATGGAATGAAGTATCTCTTGTACGCAGATGGAGAACATGCACAAAACGCAAGAATTACTTTTGCAAATATGATGGATATTGCTATGCAAAATAAGCAAGATGGTGTTATAAACAATTTCTTTGATAATCAAACGTTGGTGCATGAATTGGCAGCTAATATTCTTCATAACAACATGGTGAATAACCAGTTGAAGTGGGCGGAAATCATGAAAGAAAACGGACTTCTCAAAGATGACTCCATTATGGAAAAAGGTATCACTCCTAACGAAATGGAATCAAGAATCAAAGACTCAGGTATGCCTGATACTAAGAAACTGGAACTCATTAGAGATATGTACGCAGATTACGACAAGTCATCTAGTATCTTAACTGACTTAGTGGATTGGGTGAAGAAAAGTAAGGACTATAAGTTTGTCAAAGATAAATGGGAGTTTATTAAAAATACTAAAGCTGTCTATGATGACGAAGGTCGCTCTATCTTAGACCATGACTTCTTAATGGAACAGATAAAGAAAGTAAACCCTGAAACTCCTGAAACAACGGCACGGAATCATATCTTTGATATGGGACAAGAATACCTTAATGAATTACAGTCAAATACAAATAAACTGACAGTAATAGGAAAAATGCTCCGTGACCCCATGACCATCTTTGAAAAATATATCCCTTCTGCTAAAAGGATTTACGACTTGGCAAACGACGCACAGCTTATGAGAACGAGAAAATTAAAAGAGTTTGGGGAAAACTTTGTGAGTGTTTGGGAAGATTTGAAAAAGAATCAAACCAAGGCTCTTGAGGACGCTATTTTGTATGCTAACGACGTTCACCAAGACCCTATCGAACTTGTAAAATTTTCTCCGGACTTGTTCGGTGCCTTGAAACATGATAGCTACAGAGAACACTTTGATGATTTCTACGACGCACAGGCTAAGCAACACGAAATTAAAGAACAGTTTGAACATACTAAAATAATTGGTAATGATAACACAGGTTATGACGTGCTTGGTTTGTCTGATGGCAGTAAGCTTTTCAAAACGGAAGAATCTGCACAGAAGTATGTAAATGACCATATGGGGGAAGCGTTAAAAGAAGTGTTTGACATTACGGGACACAATGATTTAAGCGAAGCAGATAAGAACCTCTTAATTGATAGATATAAAAAGCACCGTGAAGCTATGAACAAAGCGTTTGAGCAAATGGTAGAAACGAAACTCAAAGTTGAAGGTAAAAACGCACTTGTGCCTACTAAGAAGTCCGGATACTTGCCCCACATTCACTTGCCTTACACTATCTTTGAAAAGACACAGAACGGAAAATGGGAAAAGACAGTTTCCTTTAGAACTCAAAGTGAAGCTAGAGCGTACACGAAAAAACTGGCAAAAGAAGGTAAACAGGCTATCTACTATGAATTATCACGTTTTAGTCAAATGGTCAACTTTGAAGGGTCCGCACGTGGCGATATTCTTTCCTTGCAGCAGTTGAAAGAATTGGAAGAAACTGGCGTATTAAGCGAAATGCTTGATAGTTCTAAATACTCTACAGCCCTTTCTAACATGGTTGCCCCGGTTTTTGAGGGTGGTCGTGCCACAGGTCAGTCTATTCTTAAAAGAATTAGCAAGATAGAAAAAGCTAGAGCCTTTGGAGATACAGAGGAAGCAAATGCTTTGCGTGTAGCACAACGGCAAATCAAACTTACAAAAATTAAAAGACTGTTAGCTAATAAAAAGAAAGAAATGCTTACAGAAAGTGAGTTCAATGAACTTTTATCCCGTGCTACAGGTCGCTCCAAGTTCAATCCTCACTTCTTGTCGCAGACGGACGCTAAGGGTTATTCCCGTAATGTTCGCAACGTTACTATGAGATACTTTGGTGACGCAGCTAATTACATTGCCAAAGCTAAACTTAAATATGATGGCACTCGTGTATACGCAGAAACATTCGGTAAGGATTTTGCAGAACCGGCTGTTACGCAGGAAGAAAAGTTTGTAAAGAACTACTTGTCGGCTAACCTGAACAAACAATCAATTACCGATTTTGACAACTTTATGAACGAAGCTGTTAGTTCCATTCCTAAGTTAGGACCCATGATTAAGAGATACTATTCCGACCACCCGTATACAGACGCACTAGGACAAAGTATAGCTTTCAACAACGTTATGAAGCTGGGCATAGGAAACGTATCCTCGTTAGTAGTACAGCTGTCGCAGCTACTTAATGCTAACGCTAAATTAGCCAAGGGGGTTAACCTCGTTTCCGGCAATATGGTTAGGGCGGCAAGAATCCTTAACAGTGGTGAAGCTAAGAAATACAACGACTTGTTCCATTACTTAGGTATTGGTGAAGAAAACTTTGCTCTTGATAGAGAACTGACGGGGGACCCGTTGGGGTACATGAATAAAAAGTTGATTGGTAAAGAATCTGTATCCAGTCTTGCAAATAAATCCATGTACTTCTTTGAAAAAGGTGATACGATAGCAAGAAAGATTTCTGCTATTGCTGCCTATGAAGAATCTGCAAAAGAATGGAATAAACTTTCGGCACAACAAAAAGAATTTAATAAAGAAAAACAATGGAGATATAAATGGGTTCGTGATTTTGTTATTAAGACAAACTTTGACTATGGCATTGCCAACACTCCGCTCGGTATTACGAACTTGGGGGTAACAGGTAAGGCACTCTTGCAGTTTAAGAAATTCCCATTGTTCACGTTGAACTTCATGCTTAATAACACGAAGGCGGAAAATGTTCGCTTCCTAACTTCTCTTGCCTTGGTAGCAGGTTTAGGCGGTATGCCTTGGGAAGGGTTGCTTGACGGTGCAAGTGAACTCATGACAGGTGAATCCATCAGCGACGTGGTAAAACGAGATATGATTAACTGGGCAGGAGGAAATCCCACTAAAAAAGCTATGGTAAATGTAGCTTTATATGGTGCTTTCGCCCATGCAACGGGTATTAACTTACAAGGTCGTATTGGGTTACAGGACGTGTTCTCTATTGACGGTGGTCCTACTTATGGACTTATCAAGGGGGCGTACCAATCTCTTGCTTCTCAAGACCCCAAACCTCTTATCAATGCCATTTCCTCTAAGCCTAGACAGATAGAACAGGCTATTGAGGGAGAATACAAAACGGCAAGTGGCAAGACGTTGGACAAGTATTCGGATTATGACCGTGTACTTAAAATCTTAGGCTTTAAGCCGATTGGGGAAAATAACGCTCGTGACGCACAACAAGTTGAAGTGTATGCTAAGAAGCAGTATTCAGAAGCACTCAAGGAAGCGAAAGAAGCGTATAAAAATCACCCAACGCCGGATAACTTTAACGCCTTGCGAGTGTACGGTATGAAACCAAAAGAAATTCGTTATCTCTTGAGGAATAAAAATAAACCTAAGAAAGAACGCATGGGTACAGACGATTACTCAAATATGAAAAATGCTGCTAGAGAATTTTCTTCGGAGGACGATGATGAATAGCTTGCGAAAGGAGGTGAGAAGTAGTGCATAATTACACGTTGGGAGACCTTTTGACCATCTTAGGGATTGTAGGTATCCTTGCTACGTGGTTTCATCAAGTGGCACTTAAACCTATTAAACAACTATTATTTGCACTGAAAGAAGACATTGTAGAGTTGGCAGCAGAAGTTCGTTCCTCGAAAGAGGATAGAAGAAGTTTTGACACAAGAATTTCTAGGTTAGAAGAATCGGTTTCTTCAATCAAAGACCAACTCAAAGATTTGAAACTGGAGGTTTTCGGGCGTGAAAAGTAGGATTTTAAACGTGTTACGCAACGCCTTTAGTAGCGTTAGGAGCGTCCGTGTAAAACCTACGGGGATTGTAATGATGAGGGGATTAGTATGCTTAATGCTAATCCCTCTTCTCATTGTTATCATTACTTATATCTTAACGTTCGTTCAAGGGTACGTAGATGAAGCTAAAAATGGGATTATAAAAGTTGGGGAAAGTATTATAGACCACACTTATGTTGTACCGGTGCTTACCGTTCTCGTCGGCTTATCAGGATTAACTCTTGATAGAGATGGAGATGGAATACCGGATAAATTGGAAGAAAATCAATCTTTTAATCCGTTAAAGGACGAAAGGAGTAGAAATGAAGGAAATAAGCCTTAGTGATTTGAACGACTATTGCAGTCGTGCCGTCGGTCAAGTAAACAATATTTACTTGCATTGGTCCGCCGGTCGCTACAATCAAAAGTTTGATGATTACCACATTAACATTGACGGTGATGGCAAGATTTATATTGACGGGGAATTAACAGACCGAAAGAACCATACGTATATGCGTAACAGTTTTTCCGTAGGAGTTTCTTTGTGTTGTGCTTATAACGCACAATGGATTTATAACTTAGGAGATTATCCACCTACAGACGCACAGATTGAAACGCTGGCACAGGTTGTCGCTGTTCTTTGCGTAGACTTGGGTTTACCTTGCGATATTTCCAATGTACTTACTCATGCAGAAGCGGCAGATAACATGGACGGCTGGTATGCTTGTGAACCTTACGGTCCTAATAACGGTTGCGAACGTTGGGATTTGTGGGTATTGCATGAAAACGACGAAGCCGGAAGCGGTGGAGATATTCTCAGAGAAAAAGCTAAAGAGTACGCCCAGTCTTGGGGTAGTAAAATATAGGAGTAGCCATGTATGAAAAACTTAAAAACAATTATCAGGTCGTTATCGCTTGCGTTCTTATTGTTATTATCATCGCCGTTGGTGTTTGCTACCTCTACGACAGAAACGCCACAGCAGACGGTAGTAATGCAATTAGAACAGTACAACAGATTAAAGATGATAATCAGTCGGCAAGAGATGACATTGACGCAGCTAGAGTCGAAATTAGACATTCTAACGAAGAACTCGACAGAGCAATCACAGGAGTTGATAACGCTTTACAATCAACTTCAAGAATCCAAGAGTCGGTTAGAGATAACGAAAGAGAAATTGGACAAAGCCGAACTATCATTACAGAAAGCAGACGAAACCTTGCAGAGGCAGAGTCAATCTTTAGAGATATTGACGCAGCAAATCAAATCCATTCAACACAAAACAGCGGTAATTAAACGGCAAAGAGATACTTACGCCTTGCTATTAAGCGGTTTGTTCGGTTATTTAGTGGTAGAAAAGGTCAAATAAAACAGGGTTTTTTTATTTTGAAATATCCTCTAGGTTAAATTATACCTAGAACATTCCAAACGTTGAAAAACTCAACTGAGAGTGCCTTTAAATGAAATTTAGGGGTATTCCTGTAACAATACCTCCGTGAAAACGGAGGTATTTTTTTATTGCTTGACTTTTTATGTTTTTAGTGCTAAAATGAATACAAAATGAAAAGGAGGAATAATATGAAGTTTACATGTAATTTACATGCACATTCTGATTACAGTCTACATGACGGTTTTGCCAAAATACCCGATATGGTATTTAGAGCCAAAGAATTAGATTGGGAAGCGGTAGCACTTACTGACCACGGAACTGTAACAGGACTCATTGATTTTTACCAAGAGTGTAAGAAAGAGAATATTAAACCTATTCTTGGTTGCGAGTTTTATTTATGCGAGGACGCTTCTGTAAAAGGTGGTGGCTATTATCATCTAATCTTATTGGCTAAGGATATTGTAGGATTTAGAAACCTAATGAAGTTAGATACCTTGGCACACAAGAACTTTTATAAGAAACCTCGTATTGACTTGTCTATTCTAAAAGAACATTGTGAAGGGTTGATTTGTACTACAGCTTGTGTAGCAGGTCCTTTATCTAGTGAAGGGTGGGAAGAATATATTGACTCACTTTCCCAACTTTTTAAAGATGACTTCTACGTAGAGTTTCAACCTCATTCTTTTGAGGAACAAGTGGAATATAATAAGAAGTGGTGGTACTTATCAGAAAAGGTTAAACCTATTATTTCTTTAGACTCACACTACGTAAACAGAGAAGATACAGAAACACATCGACAATGGCTTATGTTGGGTGATGACAGCGAATACTATGGTTCAGGCGATTACCACATGTGGGAAGAAAATGAAATTAGGAAATGGTTTAAAAAGAACAATCCGCAGGTGGACGTAGATTTATGTTTTAAAAACGTTCATGAAATTGTGGAAAAGTGCAACGTAGAAATTGAGTTTGGTGGACAACATTACCCCGTCTTTATAGATGACCCCGAAGCCTACGTGAGAAAACGTTGCAATGAAGGGTACAAAGAAAAGGGGATAAGTGGACATTCAAACAAAAAAGCGTACATTGACCAAGTCAAACATGAGTTGGAAGTTTTAAGAAAGCTAGGGTATTTCAATTACTTCTGTATCATTGATGATTTGCTAAAATGGTGTAGAGAAAATGGAGTAGCAACTGGGATTGGAAGAGGGTCGGTTGGTGGCAGTTGTGTGGCATACCTGATGGGAATTACGAAGATAGACCCCATTGCCAATAACCTTATCTTTGAACGTTTCGCTAACCCTGAACGTGTTACCCCGCCAGATAAATATATATGTCGAACTGTATAGAAATATACAGTGTTAAGCCTTGTGAACGTCACAACAAAGACGGTGTCGCTATTAGCGGCTAACGGTGGAAGCCTAAGTCTTAATGATATGGTTATACCGTGCCAAGAACTCATGAAATCGGAATAGGAGATAAAAACGAAAGATATTATTGGATACGAAGGATTATATGCCGTAACCAAGGACGGGAAAGTATGGAGTTATAAGAAAGGGGGATTTATAAGCCAGTACAGAGGAAAAACTTCAAAATACTTTCAGGTCAATTTGAATAAAAACGGCATTAGCAAACATATGCTTGTTCATAGATTGGTAGCATTAACTTATATAAAGAATCCTGACAAACTTCCTGAGGTTGACCATATAGATAACAACATAGACAATAATTGCGTGGAAAACTTACAGTGGATAACTAGAAAAGATAATTTGAAAAAATCATATAAAACTATGAGTCCGGTAAGAAACTTTAAGTCATGCAAAGTGTATATTGATGGGAATCTATATGGATTGTTTAAATCAGTTTCTTCTGCTGCTAGAAACTTGTCAAAAAACTTCGGAATGTCAGAATCATCTTTAAGGAAATATTTGAAAGTTAAAAATGTTCGCATAGAAATCATGAGTTAAGGTGTAACGACTAGCCCAATGGGGCGTAGGGTGGGTATTGTTCCACTCGAAGTGCAAGGGACCTAAACCTTTATGGTATGGTTAAGAGATAGTCTACTCCTTATAGAAATATAAGGTATAAAGGATTGACATAGACGTATCAACCCCTGACAGAGGTCGATTGATTGAATATATCGAATCAAGATACGGTGAAGTTTACCAAGTAAGAACTACGTCGTTTATTAAAGAAAAATCTGCTGTACAACGTGCAGGACAAGCGTTAGGGATTGAACCGAAAGAAATTTTAGCAGTTAGTAAGAACTTAAACAGTGTAGAAGATATGAAAGCCGGTGCTTGGAAAGATTTGGCTATGAAATTCCGTGGTCATATTATTTCGTATGGTTGCCATGCTTCTGCTGTACTAGTAGCCCCTGATGATATTAATATTTGGAGTGCTGTGGAAAAACAAAAAGATAATATGGTTGTTTGCCATGATTATCACCAGTTAGAAGCACAGGGATTACTCAAACTCGATATACTGGGTCTTGAAACTTGTCACGTCATTGAAGCTACACTAGAAAGAGAAGATTTAAACATCAATGTTGAGAACATTCCTATGGACGATGAGGAAACTGCTAAAATGCTGCAAAAGGGCGACACCCTTGGTTGTTTTCAAATAGAATCAAACGTTATGACTCCTATCGTACGTAAGATGAAAGTTAAGAATGTAACAGATTTATCCGCAGTCGTGGCACTAGGTAGACCCGGACCTTTGGATAGTGGAATGGTAGACAAATTCCTTAGTAGAAGAAACGGGCGGTCAAAAGTAACTTATGATATTCCTGAATTAGAACCTATTCTTAAAGAAACAGAAGGTGTCATTGTGTATCAAGAGCAAATCATGAGTATCGCTAGAAAGCTATGCGGCTACACAATGGGAGAAGCAGACAACTTACGTCGTATCATTGGTAGAAAGATTGTAGAAGAGATGGAACCTGTTTTAGTCGATATGACTAAAAGGGCTGTTATGAATGGCTACGATAAGAAAAAGGTGGAAGATTTAATTAGCAACATTACCGCCTTTGCCAAGTACTGTTTTAACCAGTCCCACTCAGTAGCATACGGAATGACGGCATGGGTGACGGCTTACCTAAAGTGTCATTATCCGGCGGCTTATATGGCTAGTTTAATTGACTCTAACTGTAAGGATAAAGCCAAGGTAGCGGAATACGTTCTCTACTGCAAAGAAAGGGGGATTAAAGTATTACCTCCAAACCTGAAATATAAGAAGTGTTATTCCACCTACGATGAAGATGGACCTATTATTATTCTAGGTCTTAATTGTATCGCCGGAGTAGGTAACGCAGAAATACCCAAGGACGCACCTGAGGACTTTAAAGAGTTTATGGAACAATATGTATCTATGAACAAAAAGGTTATTGAAGGGTTAATCAGAGCCGGAGTCTTTAAGGGTAATCGTGATGAAATGATACAGTACGTATCTTGGGCGAAAGACAAGAGAAAGTCAAAAGGAGAATTTCAGTACATACCTACAGACTATGACGATAAAACGGAAGAGTCTAAGGTAATAGGAGTAAGTTTTGGAGATTTGTTTGAAGATTATAATACGTCACTGGTTGACAATGTAAGAATTTTTGCCTATGAAGTTTTAGAAGTGAAGGGTAGAAAAACAAAGACCGGAAAGCCGATGGCATTTGTAAAGGTTAGAAACAATACAAAGGTTGACAATCTAGTCATCTTTAATGGAGATTACAAAAAGCTGTCGGTACATAAGGTTTATATTTTCCGATTATCCGAAGGAAAAATTATGGACTTCAAGGAAGCAAGTAAAAAGAAATAGAAATGATACCCCCGTTTTGGGGGTATTTTTTTATTCTCTATTCTAAATTGATATAATAACAATGTTTATTATTCTAAATTAGAATTAATATTAATTTTTAATAATACTATTAGAAAAATAAATATATCTTTTTTCAAAAAAAACTCTTGACAAGGGTGAAAATTTTTGATATGATAATGATGTAAGCAGGGGAAGGAGGTGAAGGGAGGAAAAATGAGAGATACAAAAAATTATGTATTAATCTTCAAAGAAGAAGGGAAACAAATCCCCATGCTTTACGTCGCTAAAAGCTTCGAGGAACTAACGACTATCCTTGAAGAAGCGAAAGATGGCTACGAAATGGAAGGTAAAAAGTGGTCTGTAGAAATTATTTCTTGTGTTAATTAGGAGGAAACAAACATGGCAAACAACATTCAAAACATTATGGAAGAATTGAAAAAACCTTTTCACCCCGATGATATCCAGTGGAGAATTGGGCGGAAAGCTAAGGGTGGAGGTTCAGCTACAGTATTAGCTTACGTAGACGCTCGTGCCGCAAGGGAACGCCTTGACAACGTGTTCGGAGCGTTTAATTGGAAGGTAGAATACACAATTTGTGATATGGGAGAAATTACAGTAACGACGTACAATGGAGAGATTACAAAGAACGTCAAAGGCTTTCTCGCTACTATTAGTGTAAAAGACCCTGAATCAGGAGAGTGGATTTCTAAGGAGGACGGTGCAGGTATTACAGACGTTGAACCGGTTAAGGGTGGTATTTCAGACGCATTTAAGCGTGCATGTGTCACTTGGGGTATTGGTGCTTATCTCTACAAGTTAAAAGAGGAATGGGTAAGCGTTGATAAGTTTGGACAATTTGAAAAACCCCTGTTACCCGATTGGGCGTTACCGGAAGGGTTTGAATATTCGGCAGAAGAAAAACAACAATCTAAGAAAACTGTCCAACACCAAAAGGCAGAAACAACGAAAACAACACAATCTGTAAGTGAAAATGGAGAAATTGTATTTCCTAGAGGGAAATATGCCGGCAAACCTGTTAGTAGTGTAACAGACCTTGGCTATCTGAATTGGGCAGTTTTAAAAGACCCGTTTGGTGCAGATGTTCTTGCCGAAGTTAAGAAAACGTTAGAAAAATTACAGAATGGTCAAGCTGCACCGAAAGATGATTTTCCCGGTGATAATGAAATGCCGTACTAAGATTAAATTAATTTAAAAATTTGGAGGAATGAATTATGTGCACAAAAATTAAAGTAGAAAAAGTAAGTGGGAAGATTAATAAATGGTGCTACGAAAGTAATGGGAAAGAGTTTACGTGGAATTTTTCAAAAGAAATGCCTATCGAAGAGTGCAAAGTTAATATAAAAGAGTTCTCGTCTATACTCAATTCGCAATTAAAGAATATGGAAAAGTTGGTTGCGATGTTTATGTATACTAATCGTTTTGCAACATCTTCTGCGTGCCTATACACAAATATTAGAGCTGCGGAAAGACTTGGGGTTACGGGAAAGACGATGGGAAAGGCTTTGAGTGGGTTGGTAAAAGCAGGAGTCCTCGGTAGAGTAAAGAAAGATTGTGGTGACTTTATCGGGTATCAATACTACATAAAGGAAATGGACTCATGGAAATTACCGGCAAAAAAGGGAAAGGTTTTGGTGGTGGAACTTGATTAAAAAGACGAGGGAAAGTGGATATGAAAAATGTTCCCGTCCTACCAATGGTAAAAAGTACCGATAATTATTTTAAAAAAAACCATTTAACCAAAAACAAAAAAAAAGAAAAGAAGATTGCGAAGCAATCTTCTAAAAGAAAAAAAGATTTTTACTACGTAGAAAAAAGAAAGACTTAAAAAGATAGTAACCCCTCAGTTGAACTTCGGGGTTATGTAAAACATGTTTTCTTTGTAGAATAAAAAGAATTAAAAACAAATAACCCCCTGCGGATTATTTGTAGGAATCCTTGGGGGTTATGAAAACATGTGTTTGATTGTAGTTTAAAAGAATTAATAATCCCCCTCCGGGGGATTAAGGGAAAGTTTCTTTGTAGAGTTAAAAAATCTTTTAAAAGCTTTTAAAGATTTACCGGAGGCTGTTCCGCCGGCGAACAAATGTAAAAGAGATGATTGAACAAATGTAAAAGTAAAAAGGGTTCACACAAAACCCATCATTTTAACGAATATAGTGGGAGGGCATTATGAATGAACAAAAACTTATCAATGTTAAAAATCCGGAGTATTATTCTTGGAGAGGAAAAGAATGCCGTGAGTTCGTAGAGGAGTTTTTAAAAAACTCTAAGGGGTGTTCGGCTGCATACGAATACGCCGTATTGAAATATCTTTACCGTTATCCTAAAAAGGGTAAAGCCATAGAAGACCTGAGAAAGGCAAAACGGTACATTGAGTTCTTAATAGAGAAGGCAGAAGAAGATGAAACACAAAAACCTAGCTAAGAAATTTATTTATCGTACAGATGGAATTGTTCTCGATGACTATAGTCGTAGAGTTCAAGGGTTAGCAAAACACTTTGAAACTAAAAGTGACAGCGATGTAAATCTCCTCTTGAGGTGCGTGGACAGCCTTCAAAGAGGGCAGACGCTTGCAGACCTATACAATCTACTGGCAAGAGAAAAACAAGAAGAACATTTTAGAGAAATCGGGAAAAAGAAAGTTGAAAAATCACCATATTCTGTTGAAAAATTATTAGAGGAGTGATAACATGGAAGAATTAAAAAGACAATTAGAAAAAACAGAACAAGAGATTATCGGAGAATTTCTTTACAAGTATGACTGGATTGATGGTCCGGCTATTGACGAATTTGGTAGAGAGGTGTATACTACAGGAAACAAAGCAGATAAACTGCTAGAATGTTAAAAGAAAGGTGAATTTAAGGTGAACATTCAAGAAATTATTAAACAAAAAATTGACTTACCGGAATTTATTGCAAGTGTTGGAGATGTAGAAGTTCACCGTGTTGGTAGCGATTATCGTTGTAGATGTCCTATTCACGGAAGTGAAAACAGCGAACCACTTATCATTTCAGATAACGGACTCTACCACTGCATGGCTTGTGGTTCTGCCGGAACAGCTATTAATTTCTTGGCAGACTACGAGAACATTACCTACGGAGAAGCCTTAGAAAGACTGGCTAGAGAGTTAAACATTGACCTCGCTAACGACAAGGACTATGCGGAAGAGGTTGATGTAGAAAAGAGAATGCAGGCGTGGGCGAACAAAGGTATAGCAAACGTTGAGAACATTCGCAAATATCTGAATGAAAAACGTGGTTTTACCGATGAAACCATTGCCGCATTTGAATTAGGTGAAGATAAGGGCAGCATAACAATTCCTCTTATTGACAGTAATGGTCGGCACGTGGGATTGGCTAAACGCCAGTTTGACGTAAGTCCCAAGTATCTGAATATCAAAAACAATGCTTTGTACGACAAATCCTCATTCCTATATGGATTTTACAAGGCACGGAGAATGAAGCAAAACGTTCTCTATCTTGTTGAAGGGTACATGGACGCTATTAGCGGTTATCAGATGGGATTACCTACTGTAGCGTATTGTAGTAACGAGTTGCACAAAGACCAAATCCTCTTTTTAGAGAAACGTCTTAAAAAAGATGTAAGCCTAATTCTAGTTCCGGATAACGACGAAGAAGGGAAGAAGAAAGTCCCTAGAGTTCGAGAAAATTTACAGAAGATAGCACCTAAAAGAGAAGTTAGGGTTCTTATCATTCCTGACGGATATAAGGATATGAACGATATGCTCTTAGGTGGAGTTAACGTTCAGGAACTTGAAACGGAACATATTGACCTGTATTCACTCAAATATCTGTTGAACAAATGTAAGACGATTGAGAAGGAGTACAAGGTCGTTGAGGACTATTTCAGAACGGTTAAGGGCTTAATCAAGATTAGCCTTATAGCTTACCTATCCAAACGTTGGAACGTGCCTGAGGATACGATTAAGGCGTATTTTAAAGTAAGTGGCGAAGATAGCGAAACGATTATTAAGGAAGCGGCAAGTATTAACGACTGCTTATTAGACTTGAAATCCATCTACGCTACAGGTGGTTTTAAAACTCACTTTGAACAGATTGACAACTGTATTCGCAAGATAGAAAAGAAACAGGTGTTGATTGTAGGTGCAGCCGCCGGGACAGGTAAATCCGACTGGGCGATAGAATATGCTATCAGAGCCATCTGCAACGAGAAATTACGTGTGGTGTTCTTCTCCCTAGAAATGCCGAAGGGGAAGGTGCTAGAACGAATTATTGCCAAGTTAGCCGGCTGTAAAATAAATCAAGTTCAAGACTACCTTGAAAAACAAGGGGTTATGGTCGAAGAACTTTTAGCAAAACTAAGCGAGTACCTTATCGTGTTCGATGGGAATCGGTATTCGATTGACGATATTGAACGAAGAATTAAACTCGTGAACAGTCGCTCTTTACTAAAGGGTGATGTTGATGTGGTTATCGTAGATTACTTTGGTTACATGAGTGGCACGTCTACTTTCGAGGACGCTTCTGTTTCTGCAAGAAAGATGAAGGCTATCGCCAAGGATAATAACGTTATCATGGTCATGCTTAGTCAATTAAATCGAGGTTCTATGGCTTCTGAGGAACCTACTATGCAGAACCTAAAGTCAACCGGAGATTTAGAAGCGTCAGGAGATATAGTTCTCTTATTGTGGCGTCCGGCGAAAGACCCCACACTTTCCTTAGAAGAAAGAGAAAAACTCTTATACGTAACTAGAGCCAAGATAGATAAGGCTCGTGACGGAATGTTCGGTCCGAACGTGATGGAGTTTACTTATAATTCCGATACTTCAAGACTGGAGGAATATTATTAAAAAATATTAAAAAACTCTTGACAAGATTGAAAATCCATGCTATACTGTATTTGTAGTCAAGTCGAGAAAAGAAATTTTCAGAAAATAAAAAAAAGACTTGACAAGAATTAAAAAGTGTGCTACACTGTACTTAGAAGTTGAGAAACTTCACAAAAGGATAAGGTTTGTATTAGTAGAATGCAGACAGTTGGTGTCTTGGGTGTCACTAGAAAACATCGCATAACAGTCCGGGAGGACGTGGCACCCAAGCCCAGCCAAACAACAAAATAGCAATAAGTTCCTGCGTTATATGTCATCGTGCTGCCGTATGTTCACAGATTAACGTCATAAGGAATGGTAAACAGTAAGACGTGTGACGGGTCCCAAGGGCGGGATTGTTCTTGTCCGTTACTGCACAGTCCAAACCCCACTTAGTGGAGGAGTTAGGGAAGCCAAAGTAAGTCCCGTGCCGAAGAAAGGTGGTCCCAGTAGGCATAAATACCTCCGCAGCCGAATTTGTTGGATACAAACTTTATGCAAGAATGTTGTGATAGACTCGTGGTGAGTATTAACTAGCTATCACTTTCAGACCGACGTCAACTGGGAGTGTAGAATAGAGATATTCATCGCAAGCACTAAATAATATTACTTGTTACCTTTACAAAACTAGATAGGAGAAAGCACATGCCAGCAGTTGGATTTATTTGTGAAGATGGTGGAAAATGTAAATTTGAGGAATGTTTTAAGGAATGCCGCTTAAAAGGGAAAATCAATCCTGTAACTGGCAGACCGTATGTACCGTGTGGAAGATGTTTGACAGTACCTACGCTAAGAACATTAGCAAAACAAAGAAAGTGGTCAGGCAAACCTTCTACTACACAGTTACTCAAAGGAACGAGGGAAGCCTATCTTACAATCACGGAAGATTATTACTTCAAGCCTTATAGCTTAATGTTCGCCTTATTGGGAACTGGAACTCATGAAAAGCTAGAAGGCGGAATGACGATGGAGGATTTGGGAGAAAAACGCTTAGACGATGGGATTTCAACTGGAGCGTTTGACTACTGGTCGCCGGAAGATGGTGGTACATTATATGACTACAAAACTTACGGTTCATTCGTCGTAGCAAAACACTTAGGAATTACAACGGAAAAAGTTCAGATTGGTCATTACAAAAATGGTAAACCTCGGTATCAAACAATATTCAAATATGACGGCTACAGAGATATGTTCGACCTTGCTGTTCAGATGAACGATTATCGCATGAAGATTAAAAAGTGCCTAGGAAAAGACACTGCAAACATGGTATGCGAAGCAATCGTAAAGGACGGCAATACGTACATGGCAAAGCAAAGAGGTATTCTCGAAAATGCTTATATGATACCCGTCGGTAAAATCTCAGACCATTGGATTACCAAGTATATGACAAGAAAAGCCAATGATTTAACAAAGGCTATTGAAACCCAAACCTTACCACCTCCGTGTAGATACAGAGAAACGTGGGGCGGTAGAAAATGTGAAAACTTCTGTCCTGTTGCAGAGTTTTGTGACGCTAGTGGAAAGGATAATGTGAATGAAAAAAAAGATTAAAGTAATGCTTACGCAGGAAATTGACGAAGGTAACGTTAAAACGGGAGTAGACGTTTTGACAGATGCGTCAGATGAAGAAATAAAAAATATGCTCCTCGACGTTTTTAAGGGGTTAGTAAAAACCAAGATTTTAACCCTTAAAGATTTGCTGGAACATGAATAAGGAAGATTGTGAAGTTTCCTCTAACTGCATGAAGTCTTACGATTGTGACTGGTGCAAAGACTACAATGAGTATTCACCGGTTAATCGAAACATTCTTTCTCCGGCACAAAAGAAAAAGAGAGAGAAGAAAAAGGCAGAAAGAAAGATTAAGAAACTTTCCAGTGCAAGCAAAAGAGGGAAGGCAAATAGAAGAAACGGACGTGCTGCCGAAAAGCAAGTAGAAGATTTACTAAACAATCTCGGACTGAACGCCAAACGAACACCAATGTCAGGAGCCTTGAAAGCCGGAAATCTAATCTACGGCTTACAGTCAAAGATAAGCGGAGATATTCGCATAGACTACAAGGGCAATAATCTTATTGTAGAATGTAAGAGAAACATTCACGCAGACAGTTGGTGGAAGTTATTAGACGAGGGAGTTATTCATATCAAAGGTTTTTGTTACGGATTAAGAAAGGAATTGTTTGAACAGCTTGTAAATGGCGTTGAAGTTCATACCGGTAAAGAGGTAGAGGACAAGCGATTTAAGATGTTACACAAGTATTTCGACCAAGATAATTCAGACCTAGTCGTAGTAACAAAGCCGTATCACGACCCGTTATTCTTTTTGAAAGAAAAAATATATAAACTATTTGGAGGTAAAAAATGATTGTATTAAACGACAGAGGAACGGTATTATTGAACGCTACCAATATTTGGGTACAGTCCGTAACAGACAAGGACGATAAAAACAACATTCTCGGTTGGCGTGTATGCGGACAAAATGGTTCGTCCACTCGTCATACGGTCCTTGCACAGTTTAAAACAGAAGAAGAAGCTAAGAGCTATTTGAAGAATTTAGCACAGGGCTTTGGCGTTGAAGTATAACGACGTTTTAGAAGAGTTTGAATCTATTTCTCACAGATATAAAAATCTAGTAGATAGCGATGTGGGTGAAGCCTACTCGTTAATGATAAACTCGTCATCACTTCTTTCCAGTTACGAGCAAATGTACGCAGACGCTATAAAACTGGTGTCCATGAAGGAGAGATTGGCTAAGGCTACAGAAGCTAGAGTTAGTTGTGAATTGTCACCCAAACCTACAGAAGGGGCAAGGCGTGCCGCATTTCACGAAGATGTACTGAATGGTTGGAAGGATTATGCAGAATCTTTAAGAAATCAAAAATACATTGAGGCTAACTCTAAGTTCCTAAGCAGGGTTTATTTCGATACTAAGATGATTGTGGAGAATTGCTACAGAAAGGAACGCCCGGCAGTTGGAGATAATAGGGTGGTGGGTAGAACATGAGGAACGAAGTGAGTTTCATAGAATCTATCAATTCTATGCTAGAAGATATTTCCACCTACTGTAAGGGTAAAAACATATTAGGCGAAGAAGAGGGGTACTATACAATTGAATACAACATTTGTACCACAGAAGCCTTCATTGAATTTTCCATTTGGGAAGGAAGTAAAGAAGATGTTCAAAACCTAATATGTGGTAATTTATTTAAAACCCGTGCAGAAGCGGAAAGAGAATTAAAGAATGGATATGTAAAGAATATTATGGAAGGGTTTAAGGTGTTAAATAATGGCGAAGAAATTACCGATACAAATTAAGGTTAAACTGCTAGACGAGCGAGCCAAAATGCCACTTATCACCAAAGGTAATGCGTGCTTTGATTTTTATGCCATTGAAGATACGCAAATTAATCCTGTAGACGCAGGTGTTGGAACACTCGTCCGTACAGGACTTGCCTTTGAAATTCCGGAAGGGTATCACATGAAACTCTTTATGCGAAGTAGCTACGGATTAAAGACTCCGTATATCCTAGGAAATTGCGTAGGAATTATTGACAGCAGCTATCGGGGGGAAGTTCAAGGTATCTTCAAGGTATTTACAAAGACAATGGGTTTTTGTGACAACGCTTATACTATCTTTAAGGGAGATAGATTTATGCAAGGCTTGATTGAAAAGAACGTTGATGTTGAAATCAAGAAGGTCAAAGAGTTAAGCGAAACCGAACGTGGTGAAGGTGGTTTCGGCAGCACTGGCGAATAGGTGGTGTAACTATGATTAAGAGTGTAAACGGGAAGTATGAAGATTTTTGTAAATTCATATCTAACCCCAAGTACAAGCCTATGGTTGTATATATCTTAGGCACTCATCATGACCACATAAATTTTAAAGACGGAATCCGTTACATTGTTGACTTTGCCCCTACCACTACGATGAAAGAAATTGCCTTATGGTATTATGACCACATAGGTGAAATCGAAGGAGTGGAATATCCCGATAACTTTGTCGAGGAAAATGCTAATAGAATGGTAAAGAATTATTGTGATTACAAACTGTCAAAGATGGTGATATAATGTGGTACCAAGTACAGTGGATTGGTAGGGAATTAAACAAAAAAGGAACAAGGGTAATTCAGGTAAAAAACATTCATAATTCATACAAAACTTTTGAGGAGGCGGAACAATCCATATACGACTGGTGGAAAAAGAATCGCTATGAACCTTCATATGTACGTATGTGGAAAGATGGTAATAAGACTATTATAGATTATGGCCCGCACGCTTGTTTCTATCGTATTGTAGAAAAGAAATTTGTACCTAAAGAAAAGAGGAATAACGATGACAAATATAAAGGCAGACAGATACTTCAAGAGTATTGAGAAGGCACAAGAAATTCTCAAACTTTCAGAACAAATTAAAGAATTTGTAGAGTATTACGTTGATGACTTTCAAGGTAATGAAGAGTATTACCTGAAAGAACTTATGGAAACCACAGCCGAAAACTCGGTCAAGTGTGGAAATATTCTCCGGAGCGTTCTGTATTCTCAAATCTTTGAACACGAAAAAGGCGAAGAATAATGGAAGTGACTTTAATTAATTTCACTCCATTATCCGTTCCTATTCATGCTATGGGTAAATGCTACGGCAAGGAAGTAAACGAAAAAATTCTTGTAAACGCAGTTAAAGCCGGACACCGCTCTTTATTGGAACACGTGTTAGTTACATTTGACATGACTATGTCAGAGAAATGTTTGGCACAAATCACACGTCATCGATGGCTATCGTTTACCGTACAGTCTACACGTGGTGCAGACTTTAGTGATATGGATTACTTTGACCCTAGCTTTTTCGCAGAATCCGGAAACTTGAACGACAAACAAAGTGAAATGGATTTGCGTTTCTGCTTACAGGACGGAATTAGTTGCTACGGGGCAATACTAGAAAGTCTTAAAGATGAACCTCGTGGTAAAGAAATTGCCGGCTATACATTACCGATGGGAACGAATGTGAATCTTACTGTATCCGGTAATCTAAGAGCGTGGCTTGAATATTTGCCTAAACGCCTTTGCAAGAGAGCTTCTGTAGAACACCAACTTATCGCTCGTGAAGTGTATAGACAATTAAATGAAGTATATCCTAATATTATTAATAAAGAGGTATTGGGGATTTGCGAAAACTGCAAAGAAAGTTCTTGCGACTTTTCTACGCATAAAAGCAAACCCAAGGAGCCGGTAAGGAGTGAGTTATAATGGACCCGATTTTAAGCCCGTGGCTAATTTACCTTTTGTGGATTTTGACAGGGTTGAAGGTAGCGAGTCTATTCGTCTTATGTTCGTCAATATTCGTGGGGATTTTCGGTGTCACTTACGGTTCTATTGAAGAAGCGGAATGGACAAAGAAATTTTTGAAGTGGTGTGCTATAACATTTGTAATAAGTGGGGTGGTGTATCTATTAATTCCTCCAAAAGAATACTTGGTCGCTATGGTAGTAACCTCTTATGTAACACCGGAGAATATGCACGCCTTAAATGAAATGGTAAAGAGTACGCTAGGTGAGTATATATCAGTAATCAAAGACGGAATTTAACTTATGCCGACCTTTTTTGGTCGGCACCTTTTTTATCTCTTGACAAGGTTAAAAATATATGCTACACTAAGTACAAATAGAGAAAAGGAGAGATGAAAGATGTATGATTTCAGTAAAACTTATTATGGTTACAGCTTTGATGAAAATGCAAGAAATGAGGATATTGTGGTCAAGTTCAAGACTCCGGAAGAAGCTATGGACGCAGCCATAAAAGAAAATCCTGCCGCAGATGAAGTTTACATTTTCGATTATTACCCCTTCAAGTATGAGGTAGATGTAAATGAAGTCCTCGATATGAATAATGCTTATGCTCGCTCACACATTGATGGTTATCTTTTTGATAATATTGAAGAGAAGGATAAAGAAGAACTTTCAAAAAGTTTTATGAATGTCTTTCAGGAATGGGTTAAGGAAAAAGGTTTATATAAGGATTTCGGAACCTTTGAAGGTCCTGAAGAATATAGTCTTAAACGGTATAAAAAAACAAGATAAAAGAAAAGAGGTAACATGGACTGGAATGAAATTATTAGAGTTTTTATTATTATGTGGTTTTCGTATTTAATGGTAGACAGTATTTCTAGGTCAATCTCTAAGAGTATGCAAGGAAGAAAATGGAAAAAGAGAATTGTTATATACGAAAGAAAGGGAAAAGATAAAAATGACAGATTATAAAGAGCGAGAGAAAAAATATGCGTTTAGTTTCGGCTATGAGATGGGATTAAAGTGTGACCGCTTAATTACCGACGCTTACGGTGTTTATAACTCAGAGAAAGAAGCAATTTCAGACGCTATAAAAATGTATGAGTATTATGGATACGAATTTACTCATCTATTTGTAGGGCAGGCGGAATACTTCACCCCTAGAATAGATTCAGAATTGGTGTTAGAAGATTTGGCAAATAGAGCCTATGATAACGGATATGAGTACGATGATTATCTTTTAGATGTTAAAAATGAACACATAAAGGAACTTGATGAGATACTCACCAAGGCGTATCTAACGTGGGAAAATAAACACCCCGAATATCGAAATAACAGCTATTTAATGACCAATGCTGTTAAATACTCTATTAGTGAATTAAAAGAAGAGATGGAAAGGAAGAATAAAATAATGAATAAAGAAAGAGAAGTTCTTATGTTAATTAATTGTTTAAGGAAATCAGCAGAGTCACTCAAAGAGTCAGGCATATGGGTTAGGGGTTTAGATGATAGTAAACAATGTGAAACCCTAAAATATTTTACAGTAAAGGCAACTGCCAGTGCAGAAGCCGCCTTAGCTGAGGCGTATAAAATAGTTTCAATGATAAATAACGACAAGGCGTGTAAAACGTTAAGAGAGTTGGATGAGGAGGACAGTGATGACAATACAGAAATTTGTGCGCAAACCGGAGGAAATTGTCGCTCTTAGGTTCTATAATAATAACAAAGAAATCGAAGAATTTTTAGAGGAAAATAACGAGGCGTGTTGTATGGATTATGAATGGAGATTTTGTGTTCATAACAATGAACCCCTATTAGAAATTAGAAAACCATTACCGGAGTGTGGAGTATATAAAATAATTGAAGTTCCTCGTGGAGATTATATCAGTGCAAATGAAAACGGGGTAATAATCCATTTGTACGAAGAAGATATAAAAGAATTTTACGATGAAGTTAACTCCGACGCTGGAGAAACAGAGTATGTTACATTTAATGGTCCTCCTTCCTATATAACGAATTTTTTAGATAACGTGAACCGTGTGCTTGGTTATGACAGATACGAGTATTATTACCACAACGACCCTAATCCAATCATGGAAATTTTTGATACTGTTACTGGAGAAAACATTAAACTTATAAAGGGAGATACACTAGCGATAGATAAAGATAGTAATTTATCCAAGAGAAAGGGTTAAATATGAAATGGCATAAAATAAGTAAATGTTTACCTCCGGAGGGAGAAGTAGTTCTAATTCACGTGTATGCATACAAGTATGCAGTTGGGCAATTATGTTCTTATGACAAAGATAATATGGAGTTCGGTTTCTTGCCGTGGAATGATGGAGATGAGTTTTTAAAGGCTAATGAATGTTTGGCGTGGGCTAGGTTTAAAGATAGGAGTCCGCTAGAACATATAAGGAGATGATGGTGAAATGGCTGGAAGAACACTTTTAATAGAGTTTCTCGATGACAGAAAAACCCTTATTAACGCAGGAAAAGATGAATTTCAAGGAGTTGAATTTGTTTGTCCTGCTAACGTTTATAGGGTTAGACAATATGTCGTTAGAATGATAATAGGGAGCGAAATTGTCAATCTTTCTAAAGATTTAGGGGCTTGTTCAAGAGGAGAAGCGACAAGTCTTTATAATTATTTGTTAGATGAATTAAACAAAGATAGTGACGTAATAGATTTACGCCCAGTTTTACAAAATATTCTTGATAGGCGAAAGGGAATGGGCGGTTATGGACCGTCAGTATGTCTTGATTAAGTTAATAGAAGAACTTATAAGGCAGTGGGAAGTGAGATAATGAATAAAAAGGAAAGAGAAGCAATAGAAGAGGCAATAGATTTGCTGGAGCGTGAGGTAAGGTATAACGGGAAGGGTTTCTGGATTGGGAGCGTCTATGTATCACAAGATGACGATATAACAGAAGCAATAAGAATATTAAAGAGAGTAATTAAACTCAAAGGAGAATAAGATGAAGTTATCAGAAGAAAAGATTAAAGTACTACAGATACAAACAGGAACCGCAATATGGCACATAAATGTTGTAAACAGTAATCTTCACCTTTGTGATACCGAGAACTGTAGTTTCGATACGTTGATAGACGATATTGATGAAGCGATGACTTATTTAAAATACGCTAAAAAGGGTTTGTTAAAGGAGAAAAAGAAATGCGACAAATAGGAGTCATAATGCTTCTCGTTGGGACAGCCGGACTAATAAGTTTATTTGGCAAGTGGATTTATAAATCAGACGGTAAGGAAGCGTTATTTGCTTATATGATGGTGGTAATGACAATCATAGGTGTGGTATTATGTTAAAACGTGAAAGACTGATGAGGTTATGCAAGGGTGTGTTTATAACAGGAACCCTAGGCTTAGAGGCTTGTTTTCTTATTGGTGTTTTCTGCCAAAATATTATGTGTGGAGTTATGCTGACTTTCCTTTGTCTTGCATTTAACTCAGCTATTTTATATACATATTTGCTTAATCGAGGAGTGATGTGATGGTTGACTTTATAAATATATTTTCTGCTATTATTGTCGGTATCATTATAGCAATGTTTTATGAAGATTGGAGGAAATAGTGGAAGAGGATATTATCTTTAGAAAGGGTAAAATGCCGGTAATCAACAAGGGAGTAACTACGAATGAAATTCCTGACGCTATCGCTGTATTCTTTGAAATAGGGAATTGTTGGTGCCGGTGTGAAGGGTGCCATAGTCCTGAATTATGGGATAGTAATCACTCTAAGGGAACTATGACCTACGAACAAATCCTTGACTACATATATAGACAGATTACGATTGGTGCTAATGCAGTCGTGTTTATGGGAGGCTTAGATAATGTGGGAGTATTCCCACACGACTTTGTTAAGTTTGTAAAATGCCTGCATTCGTTAGGTATTAGAGTTGGATTATATACAGGAAGAAACAAAGATAATATAAACTATGGTGCCATGAAAGAGGTACAGAAGTATTTAACTTGGTTCAAAGTGGGAGAATACGATGAGTTTTACGGGGGACTTGACAAACCACAAACAAATCAGGTATTCTACAAGAAGAACAAGTTTGGGAAGTGGGAAGATATAACTTCTATATTCCAAAGAAAGGAGAAATGATATGTTTGGTAAATTTTGTGATAAACTATGTAGTAAGATTAGTGAAACTATCTCAGTCATTATTGCTTTAATCGGTTTTATTTTCGTTCTTTTGCTACAGATATTATTCTATGGCGGCTTTATAGCCTTGGTCATTTTAACAGCTTATTTTGTTTTAAGGTTTTTCCTTGGAGGTTAACGTGTTAATTTTTAGAAAATTCAGTATTGATGACTGTTTCCACTGTAAGCATATAGAAAAAACGTGGGAAGAATTAAAGAATAAATTCGACCAAAGAAATGTTCTTTTTTCATCTTTAAAGGTAGATGATAAATCACCGGAAGTAGATAAGTATATGCTATTCATCTTTCCTTGCGTTATCGCAGAGATAGAAGGGAAAGTTGTAAATAGAATTGAAGGCGTTGTACCGCCTATCAAATTAAAACAATTCGTTGAGGAGGAAGTACAAAAATATGAGTCAAACTAAAAAGGATTTGTTCAACTATTTAACGCCGGAGCAAATTCAGAAGAAGAAAGATTTTATTAAATTCTACGTAGGTCAAAAGAATAATGCCACTGCCAGTTTGGTAGACCCTAACAGTAATGTTACAGACAAGAACACTGGCACGCTACTTTCAGAGATGTATAAGTTTGAAAACATTCAAGTAAGCCGCAGTATCATTAAAGACAAGTTGAAAGAACTGTTCGACGAAAGTGTAGCTAATCAGTACGAGGAAGATATTAAAAACCATCTTATCTACGTACACGATGAAACATTAGCTGCATTTACGCCTTATTGTGCAAGTGTAACCATGTATCCTTTCTTATTGGAAGGTACGAAGATTTTAGGTGGTACCAGTAAGGCACCTACTAATTTACAATCGTTTTGTGGTAGCTTTGTAAACTTGGTCTATCAACTTTCTACGAACTGGGCAGGAGCCACAGCTACAGTAGAATTTCTTATGTATTTTGATTACTTTGCCCGTAAACAATACGGTAACGATTATTTAAAAACAAACGCCAAAGAAATTGGGCAGGAATTACAAGGTGTTGTGTATGCCCTGAATCAGCCGGCGGCGGCTCGTGGTAAATAATATTGCCACTACACGTCTAACAGATTTACCATCTGGGTCACATTAGTGGCTATCGGGGAAAGCTAAGTTACATATTCGTAATATGCTAATCCCGAACCAAGCTAAACTACAATACTAGAAAGAGGTGATTTTTTGGATATATATAAAATCACCAACCTAACAAACGGGAAGATATATATTGGTTGTACGAGCAACTTTAAGAACAGAGTTCAATACCACAAAACAAAATATAACGGAAAGAAAGAATATTTAAAGCCGCTCTATGTAGCGATGAGAGAATATGGTATTGAGAACTTTGAGTTTACGCTTTTAAAATCCGGACTAGATAAAGATGAGGCGTATAGGGTTGAAGCAGAAATGATTAATGAGTTACAAACCCTAGTAAATGAAAATGGGTACAACGTTTCTCCGGGTGTTCATTCCTACAACGTAAGGGGTTTTCGTGTTAATACAGCTGTACTTGAAGAGTCAGACGTTAAAGAGATTATTAACAGAAGAGAATTAGGAGAAAAAAGTTCAACTGTATTTTTCTTATATAAAGACAGAATCTCTTGGAGTGGTTTTCAGAGTATATGGAGGGGTAAAAATTGGAAACACATTTCCGGGCAGGAAAAAATTGAAATTATTAAAGGAAATTCCCGTTTATCATTATCAGAAGTTCGGAAAATTAAAACTTTATTTAAGAATGGATTAACAGCTAAAGAAGTTTCTAACTTGTGTGGTATTTGCTATCATACCGCATATAATATTAAGGTTGGTATTAGTTATAAAAGTATTGTAGTTTAGAAGGTGTATCGACTATCCTCTATTGTGGAGGAGTAGGGCGGCTATTGGTACGTCGCTCGAAATGGCGTGCTAGATTTATCTAGTAAGAGATAGTCAGAGCCTACGGGAAACCGTGGGGTACTCGAATCAGAGCGTGTTTTGGAACATATCCGTATTCGATAGATTTTATTTTAATTCCGTGTTCGGTGGTTTTGTATTCCCTGATGGAACACCGCCTGAATATGACAGCTTGAAAGAGTTACAAAAATTCTTTATGGACTGGTTTAGACAGGAACGTAAAAAAGAACTTCTTACCTATCCGGTACTCACAGCTGCTATTTTATTAGGAGAAGATAATAAACCTAAAGATAAGGACTTTGCAGATTTTATTGCCACCGAAATGTCATTGGGGTTATCCTTCTTCTTGTACGAATCTCATAGTGCAGATTCTTTGGCTAGTTGCTGCCGTTTACGTAATGAATTAGCAGACAATACATTTAGTTATACGTTAGGTGCAGGTGGAGTAAGTACCGGTAGTTTCCGTGTTATTACCATCAACATGAACCGCTACACACAAATGTACGAAGATAAATTGCCATTCAAAGAATTGGTAGAGCGTGTACATAAATATCTTGTAGCACATAGAGAAGTTGTTAAGTGGTATATTGACAATGGTATGTTACCGGCATACACGGCAGGGTTTATCAATCTTTCTACCCAGTTTGGTACAATCGGTATCAATGGTATGTTAGAAGCAATGGAAGCTAAAGGGTTAGACCCTGTTACCAATCCCAATGGATATACAGTAGAAGTTAGTAAGTATTTAAAGGTTATTTACGATAGCAATACAGAAGAAAGAAAGAAGTACGGCTTTAGATTTAACACGGAATTCGTCCCTAAACGTTGTGGGGACTTGGTGGCATAAAACATAATCCACCATTGAAAACCTCTTTTAATTGACTTGGAAGCCCAGTAGTGGGTGACAGGGTGCAAGCGTAATGGTAGCATGAACGACTAAATAAAGAGGAGCCGATTAGTCGGCTATGCGATAGTCTGAACCAGTGATATAACAAAATGAAACACTGGAGTTACGGTCAAGAGTAAAGACTCTTTAGGAAGAACCGTAACCGCCTATTAAGAATAGGTCATAAAAGTAACAGATTGGCCGAAGGGTTAGGTCCGAAAAATTCCCAGTGGGATAAACGTGACGGATTAATTGTAACAAGAGATTGTTATAACAGTTATTTCTTCCCGGTAGAAAACGATGAGATTACAATGCTTGACAAGATGGCTCTGCATGGAGCAGAAGTCACAAAATACTTAGATGGTGGAAGTGCTTGTCATATTAATATCTCACAATTACTTTCCAAGGAACAAGCCTTATCGCTTATCGAAGCCGCAGGAAGATTGGGCGTAAACTACTGGACGTTTAACTGCTTAGTAACCATTTGTAACAAATGTGGTTTTATCAATGTAAATACAGAAAACCATTGTATTAAGTGCGACTCGACAGATGTTGATTACGGCACACGAGTTATTGGTTATTTAAAACGTATCTCAAGCTATTCTAAAGATAGAATGATTGAAGCAGGTAAAAGATATTACAACAAGAAGTAGAGAACGAAAAAACGAATTGGGAGTGCGTTTTTTTAAAATTTGACAAGGTTATGAATATGTGTTATACTGTAAGAGAAATAGAAAGGGGGAATTGTGTGCCGAAGTTATTGGCAATCCTATTTACCCTACTTATCATTCCATTAAACACGTTAGGGTTTACAGCTTATTGTACGGCTTATACACCTTACGAACAAGGTGGAATTATGGCTAACGGTTTATATGTGCAAGAAGGATATGTTGCATGTGACTTCTTGCCGTTGGGTACAGCGGTATGGATTAATGGGAACCGTTACATTGTAGGAGATAGGATAGGAGATGGAAGCGACAATCATATTGACATAGTAATGAATAGCTACGACGAAGCAATATATTTTGGAGTACAGTATTTGGAGTGTGAGGTAGAATAATTGAACGCAGTTGATACAATTACAGAAGCATATCGTCCACACGTAATCAGGACAAGGGTTGACGGAGATAGAGCGGCATTAGCCGTTCTCTCCGATATTCATCAAGGGTTAAACGAAAGAAAGCTTCTCAAAGACTCGGTTGATTTTCTTTTGAGTTTAGGTGAGCGGTGTAAAGTCGTTATTGGCGGCGACGCTACAAATACAACGACACGCAATTCAAAGGGTGTAGTTATTGAAGAATGGGCGAGCGGTTCTAAACAGATTTTAGAGTTGGTAGAAGATATAAAGCCACTCTACGAATCAGGGCAGCTAATCGGAATCCTTTCCGGCAATCACCCACAAAGAGTTTACAATGAAACATTCATTACCATAGAGATGATGATAGCAAGTATTCTCGGAGATAGAAGTTTGTATAAAGGGTCTATGGGGTTAGTTTATTTCAACGTAAATAAAAACCTGTACGTTCATCACATTATTCACAAACATAGGTCTACAGAAGGTGCTTACGATTATTTTGCCGCAGACGCTAATTGGTACGAGCATAAACACAAACCTATGGTAAGACCGAAGGTTATGATTGAACACAATAAATACGCAAAGGTGCCGGTGGCAAAGGAATGTTGGGATATTTATCAACCCAGTTTTCAAGCCTTTCCGGACTACGCCAAGGCGAACGGGTGTAAACCTTCAATTCCGGGTTACTTTATTTGTGAAATGAGTGGTGACGTTCATAACCGGTATTTAACACCGTATTTAAATAGTGCTTACGAAGGAATGGTGAACAATGGTTACAAATTTTAAGGAAGTTTATATTGTATTTACAGTAAATATTGAGATGATTGAAAGTGGTTACGAAGATGATTATGATGAAGATTATGTTCTTGGCCTTCCTACCTTTATTACAGAAAGCAAATATGAAGCAGAAGAACAAGCCCTTATGTTAGTTGATGAAGACGCAGAAGCGTCAGCTCTTATTAAATTTAGACAATATGAAAATGGTAAACTGGAAAGGGTTGAAGGTTATGACGAACGATATTTCTAATCAAGACTTATACTACGTCATAGAGTTCGGTGGTAAGCACGACACTTACGAAGAAATATTATATATCTTTACCGACAGGGAATCCGCCGTAAATAAAGCTGTAGAACTTCACAAGATAGATAAGGAAGCATTTGAATTACTAAAAAGAAAAAATGAACGGTACACCAAAATGCTATGTGATAAGTATGAGATAACCGCAGCAAGTCCGTATGAGATAGAGGAAGAAGTGTACGACTTGGCTACAGAAGAAGAGATTGACAAATTTGATAGTTTGTATTATAGTATATTGGATAACCCTTATAAACGCAGGTCTTATACTGTACGTGGTTACAAGGCGGACGAAAGTGGTAAGGTAGTAAAGACATATCTCGACGGAGGCATTTTGTTTACAGGAGGCCAAGATGAGTAAAATTCAATACCATGTCATTGCCGCCAGTGGCGAATACGAAGACTACCATGAATCTCTAGCTTATGTTTTTGATAACAAGGAACAAGCTATTGCCAAAGCTAAGGAATTATATAAGGAAGATGAACAGTGGGAAGTTGACGCAAAAAAGAAACTCGAAGAAATTATAAATAAGTTATGTAAAAAATATGGGGTAACTGTCACTGGTGAAGAAGGCATAATTGAAGGGTTAGCAGAGTTAGCTACAGATGAAGAGTACGAGGAATACGATAATTTGTGGTTCTCTTTAAATTATCCTTGTTATGACGGTATCAGATATTATGTATACGGATACGAAATTGGCGACGACGGTAAGGCAAAAAGTACAGATAGTTTCTTTGACTTAAAGGAAAAAGATAATGAATAAAGATAACCTTCACTTCTTATACGTAAGTATGCACGGTGAATACTACAAAATTGTCGTACAAACAGAAGATATTAACGCTGTACTTTCCTATTTCGAGAAGAATAACGATATTGTGAGATATGGCGGTACGTACAGTAAGAAATTAAGAGAACCTGCAAGTAAGGTAATACCCGGGGGAAAGATAATAAGATGTTCCTACGTAGGAAAACATATACAAAAGGGGGTAAAGCCGGATAGAAGGCATACAGTAATATGAAATACATAGATGAAATAATCCGAAGGTATTTAGGCGGAGAACTTTCCGATTGTGAAGCCATAGATAATATAGAAAGAATAACGAACAGGGAAGAATATCAAAAGGACGTAGACTACAATCGGTTCCTGAATACTCTTTCAAAATACCAAGGATATTCAATGAGTAAGTCACCGGAGGAAATATACCTCGAAAAAGAAAAGTCAGAAGTTATTATACATTTCCTTTCATGGCTACGGACTGTAACGGAGGAAGATAAATGGAAGCTGTTCCGTGATTTTATTCTAAGCGAAAAGTCCGTTCGCAAGTATGCTAAGAAAAATAAACTGAACAAAAACACATTCTATTCACAAGTTAGAACGGCAAGAAATATCATGAAGGAAGATTTAGATTATTACAACGAAAAAATATTTGATTTAAGGGAGTATTTAAATGGGTAAAGTAATTGTTCCGGAAAAAGTAAGTGCATTAAAGGCTATCAGAAAGAAATGTTTAGACTGTTGTGGCGGTTACACCAAAGAAGTAGAATTGTGTGATATAACCGACTGCACGCTACACCCGTATAGGTTTGGTATCAATCCTTCAACCTATGTAAAGAATCAGAAAAAGAAGGGTGGTGAGAACGAATGTTCTCGAAAGAAGATAGGTGGCAACACCGGTCGAAGCCGGGAAGAAAAAAGAAAAAGGTCAGAAAACTAAGCGAAAAACAAAGAGTCTTTGTAGACAAACTGGTGGAAACTGGCGACCAAAAAGAAGCCAAGGCGTTAGCCGGATATAAACCGACTGCCAATCCATTAGCCAGTCCAAACGTAACCAAAGAATACGAGGAAAAAATACAAATCCTAAAAGAGAAGTTTGTAAATCACGCAGACGAAATGTGCGAAAACATGGTAAACTTAGCAAGAACAAGTAAGTCCGACTCCGTTAAGTTCCAAGCTACCAAGGATATATTAGATAGGGCAGGACTTGCTCCGGTTAGTAAAAGCGAAACAGAAACAAAGAATTATATCGACGTTGGAAGTAGGTTTGCCCGTGGTGCAATAGAACGTTACCTAAAGGAAAATACCATAGACGTAACACCAATAGAAAAGGACCCCGAATAATCGGGGTCCCTTTTTTTATGTCTTTATTCTCCGTCATCGTAGGTGTGAATAATATCCTCCATTGTCCGTATTAGGTCAAAACATTTTGCAATAGCTTCATCTGCAAGAAACTTTTGAGAATCTACATCATCACAATGATTGATTGCGGCAGCATATTTGTGTAGCGTATCGTGCGTGCAGTTAATTTCGCAAGCCATACCAAGTAATATTCTTTCCTGTAACGTCTTTTCCTTATTGTCCATTGTCATCGTCCTCCATTAAAATATTCATGATTTCACCTTTTTTATCTTGTATCCTATTTACAATCCTAGCCTTTGTTTCAAAGTCAATGCCCTCTGTATCCAAAATTTCCATTTGTACTTCACTAAGTTGTTCGAAACATTTTTGAATTTTATCAGTAATCATTGTTCCACCTCTTCAAAAGCCTTATCAATAGCACCGCAGACAATGCCGGCTAAAATTACCGAATAGAAAATATCCATTTCAAGGTTAAAGTAAGCCGTAAGTGTAATAAACAGTAATCCCATCATAATAATCATAATCAACAATCCTTTCTATACCTCATGATAATAAGGTGCGTTTTTACAATAGTCAAGGTCACTTTCAAGAATCTCGATACGACCTTCTGCATGGAATAATTCATGCTCCAGCTTATCACGTTCTTCCTCCAAGTCCTCCAGCTGCCATTCCTTCTGCTGCAATTCTTTCTCCAACAAAGCCACTTGATTTTTCAAAATTTCAATTTTCATTTTGTCTGTCATAATTATCACCTCTATAAGTATCTTATCATAAATTTAAAATGTTGTCAACTATAAAATACCTTCAATTTCAATTTCTTTCCATGCTGCCGTGTTCAGTTTCTGATAGTCAATAGAGTTATCCATGGTCATCATATAAATCTGGCAGTCGTTCGTCTGAGATATTCTATGTATTCTATCTTGTGCCTGTTCATGAATGTCCGGACTCCACAAGTATTCACAAAATAAAGCTACATGTGCAGACGTTAATGTAATACCGGTGCAGGACGCTTGTAAGCTACAAAAGATAGGAATACATTCCTTGCTATTCTGAAATGCGTCTATATTCTTTTGTCTTACTTTCGCCGTTTGACTGCCGTTCACGCATAAAGCGTCATCTCCGAAATACTCTTTTAAATCTTCGAACAACTTCTTATGATGATAGAACACCACGACTTTCTTTCTTTGAAAAATAGTAGTCTTTCTGATAAAGTCAATAATAGCGTTCAGTTTCATTCTATTTACTGCTTGTTGGTCTTTCTCAATCTCTGCAAAAGATGACGATTTTTTCTGCTGTCCTGCACTACCAATTTTAAGCGTGATAACTTCTTTGTTAGGTAACTGGATACCGCAGGACGCCTTTGTTCTCTTTAAGATGAACGGTTTAATTTTTTGAGATAATTCACGTTTGTTGCTGCTACCTTTAAAGTCCCACCCGTAACCAGTCCAAAACGGGTCACAATAACGTTTATAAAACTTCCAGTAGCCGCCGAACACTCTGTCTAATAATCCCATAATAGAAAATAGGCTAGCCAAGTCAACAGGCCCTCGACTCATAGGCGTACCCGTCAACAACAGTTTTCTGGGCAACTTGTCGGCAACTTCTTTTGCTAAAATATGACGTTCTGAATCCTTGTTTTTTAAGTAATGTGCTTCGTCGAATACAACACCTCCAAAGTTGCGACTCTTCATATTTAACTTCACATTACCCAGTCGTTCGTAATTTGTCACGTAAAACTGTCCATTAGGATTGTCGGGAACAACGTTCACATTCGCCCACATTTTAATCTCTTTGCACCAGTTGACCTTTACAGCCGCAGGGCAAATAATAATCCAAGGAACACCAGTATCTTTTATAGCACTGATAGTCATAGCTGTCTTGCCCAAACCCATTTCATCTGCAATCAATAGATGACTCATTTTTCTTTTGATTATTTCCACTCCAGTTTTCTGATGTTCCTTTAACTCCATTTTATTTCACCTCTTAATGTTTTAATCCAAGATAATTATTTTTGCTGTCAAACTCCACAAATTTACACTCTTCGTGACTATCGTCTATATCTTTTGCGAACGTTATTAAGATGTTGCCGGCAATCTCCGGTATATGTTCGTTCTGCCAAAGGTTATCACAAACAACGTCAATCGCCTTATCATAATCATCACCTTTGTATGCAACAACACTTCCGCCTTCGCCTTTGTAGTAAAACACTACATTGTAATGTTCCGGTTTTACTGTATCCAAGTCGTTCTGCAATAAGGCTTTTAATTCTTCTTTGGTCATCATAATAACACGGCCCTTCTGTAGATAATCATAACATAGAATTTAAAACTTTTCAATATAATCTTTGTTCACCAATCGTAAAAATTCTTCATAGCCTACAAACTCTAGCGTTCTTGTTAATAAGGCGGCTACACCTTTCTTTGTAGTTGCAACCTCTAGGTCACTAAACCAATCAATAGAGAATATTATACAATCGGAGAATGAGAAGTTTCCGAATGTTTCCAAGTCGTAACCGGTTGAAACTAGTCTAGCTACTGCACTAGGTCGTACGCCTTTGCAGAAAGTATCAAACTCTTCTGCAAAGTATACAATATTTTCCAAATAACTCTTTTCTTTGGCAATGATATTATTCACACGAACAACTTCACGTAATCCGAATTGTTTTACCAACTCTTCTATTTTTTCTTTAATCATCTTCTTCGTCTTCTTCATATTCTTCCGCTAATTCGATGATATAATCATCGTTTACGTTTTCGCAAAAGAAGTCGAACACAACGCTAT